CCGGGGTGACCGGCTTATCCGGAGTTGGCTTCGGCTCATCCGGGGTGACCGGCTTATCCGGAGTTGGCTTCGGCTCATCCGGGGTGACCGGCTTGTCCGGGGTCGGCTCCGGGGTAGGAGTCGGCTCCGGTGTCGGCGTGACAGGCTTCTCCGGCTCCGGGTCGGCCTCAGTGTCAGCGCCAGAGTCGCCCTTGGCGCGCCACGTGGCCGTGGCCGACACCTCGTGTTCGTTAATCACCGCGACGTTGGTGAACTTCTTGGAGTCACCAACCTGGGTAATGGAGACGCGGCACGTCCAGTTGCCATCGCCATCGGCGGGAGCAACAGCCGTGATCTCACGCTTATCCGCAGACAACTTGTTCGCGGAAGCCTTCGTGGTCTCCGCCCAATTCGCGGTGTTCGTGCAGTAGAAAGCGCTACCGAACGTCGCGCCATCGCCCTTCTCGATAGCCTTCAACGCGGTTCCAGGGGCGACGGTCGCCTGAACATAGCCCTTCTCCACATACTTTCCGTCGGCGGTCTTACCGGCAGAGTACAGGTACTTGTCGTAACCTTCGTGGAAAGCCTCACCGATAACGCCCTTACCGAGGGAAATGTCGTAGGTGGTACCGTCAACGGTGATCGTGGTGGATGTCTTACCCACCGCACTCTTGTTAACGGACACGTTGTATTCAACGTACGCGTTGTTGAGCGCACCATTGCCACCAAGAGCGTTCACGCCCTCGTCGACGGTGAACACGAACTTACCGTCCACCATCTTCGCGGAACCAATCTCCTTGACCGATCCGTCAAGAGCGGTAGCCTTCAACTTAATACCATCCAGCCCGGGCGGGAACTGTAGACCCTCACCGATAGCCATCTCAAAAGAGGCACCCGGCTTCACGTTCTTACCCGTGTAATCAATACGCACGGACAAGTCAGTGCCAGCAGACACCGTATCATACGGGCGAGTGACCTTGACACTCTTAATCGCCAGGCCGCCAGTCGCAGTAGACGCACCCGGAGTAGACCCGGTAACACTATCAATACCGGCCGCTGGCGCGTCAGCCGCAGGCGCCGGACCCTCAACGGGCGCAGCATAAACAGCGGACACGCCAAAGCCGCCAGCAGCAACAGCAAACGCAGCGCCAGCAACCAGAGCACGCGTCGCCTTACCAGCGCGACCAGTAAAAGTAACAGGGAACTTCAAGAGATTCTTCTCCTTCATTGTCGATTCTTGCGCACCCGGCAGCACAGACCGCCGGAAACACCACTTACACGGTAAACAATAGGCGACAACCACGGCCGCCGTCAAATGCGCACCCGCACAAACTTGCATGAACCATGTCACAGTCGGCGCGGGAGCGCTCACGAAACGCACACCACACAATAGCCGTCAAACAACACAAACAGCAACAAACCAGCAACATGCGACAGAGCAGGACACAGCCGACAAACAGTGCCGCATAGACGCGCAGCAACACGCGCCGACACAGGCCACGCACAAGGCAAGTCGAATACAGACAAGCGCACACGCGCAGCCCCGGTAAACAGCGCCATGCGCCAAAAACAAGGAAACCCCGCAACCGCACCCAACAGGCACAGTCACGGGGCATCCCGACACCGCATACGCAACAAACGCCACCACACCCGACAACCACACCCCACAAGGGGAGCATGTTCCCTAGCCGCGCGGGGTGCGCTAGTCACGGCCCAGCCACAGGCGAAAGGGAACCACCACGAACACACCCCAACAGGGGCACGCCCACCCAGACGACGCGGAGAGCCGCCCAGACATAGCCAAGACGAGGAAAAGATAAGAGTCCCCGCGCGAGTCAGCCAGGCAAGGCGGGAACACCCAGCCGACAACACGCGAGACTCTAGCGGACAGCAGAGGAATCGAACCTCACCCGAACAATTCGAGCGAACCGATTAGCAGTCGGACCCTACACCTCGCAGGATTACTGTCCAAAAAGGTGGGCAGCTTGGCTTTCGCCACCCCACAACACGCGCACACACGCGCCCGCATTCAACCTTTTGCCCCCAATACCTCCAGTGGGACTCGAACCGTTGCAACCTAGCTTACTCTAGGCTACATGACCTCGTTACCAAGGCCAGCTCCAAGTCTCACGACGCTTTTACGCGCCCGCTTGGTTCGCACTTCACGGGGACTAGCACAACATGCCCTGACGGGCTGCCACGTCTTACGGTCCCTCCACGCGCGTTTAACGTCTCCGGGGCACTCCCGGCGACTCTAATGCCGGTGGCCGAAACCACCAGCCGTGGGGAACATCAGCTCCCCACAATGCCAACTTGGTTAAAGCTGACACCAGTACCAGTCGCGGGGCTCGAACCCGCACGCCCAACCGGGCACCCGCTTTTGAGGCGGGCGCGTCTACCAATTCCGCCACACTGGCAAAAAAGGGGAGCGGAAACAAACACGAGCAACAACCACGCGACCACAGTGCGCCCAACCAGCGGGACACACGCACACCAGCCGCACCACCGGCCAGCCCAACCAGCGTGCACGGACACTCTCAACCGGCCAACCCAGACCGGCCCAACTTACTCACCAACACCGAGAGCGCCCTGGCGCAAACACCCAAGCGCCACCCGCACACACCCAGCGCACCACCAATGCCGCCACACACCCCCTGCGTGACAGCACCCGCAGCCGCGAGCATCCCCGCATTGTTTCCGCTCCCCGGTCGGCGTAGCAGGACTTGAACCTGCGGCCTCTTCGTCCCGAACGAAGCGCGCTACCAAACTGCGCCACACGCCGAAAACGGGGAAACGAACTTCTCTTTCCACTATTTAGTTCAGTTTTCCTTTGATAGTTCTAACCGTAGCACGCTCACGCGCCACTGTCAAAACCAGAGCCGAGTGTGTGATCGAACCCACACGCCCGAAGGCGCTGGACCCTAAATCCAGTGCGTCTGCCAGTTCCGCCACGGACACTAAAGCCAGCCAGTCCCGGAGGACGACTGGCAACTATGAGAACACAATATCACGCCCACCGGCTCGCGCGCAAGCCGAAAAGCGTGACCCCACGCCACCGAAGCAAACGCCACACCGGACGCACACCGCGAAAGCAAGAGGCACTACCATGCTCCGTGGGCCGTGCAGGACTCGAACCTGCGACCTCCCGGCTCGTAACCGGGCGCTCCATCCACTGAGCTAACGACCCATAGCGGGGCAGCGGGACTCGAACCCGCGAAAGTTGCCCGTGTACATCAGGCGACTCACCTACCAAACTATACCCCTGACGAAAACGTGCCCAACTAAACCCTGTGGAGGCCAACCCACAGCGCTTAACCGCGCATGTTTCCGCACGCGAACAATGTCGCGCTCTGCGACGGGAATCGAACCCAGCCCGATCATCCCGGAACACCGGAATGGCACTGAACACCCCAAAGAGGGCCGCTCTCCCACTGTGAGCTACGCATTGTGGACCGTACAGGACTTGAACCTGTGACCCTCGGCGTGTGATGCCGATGCTCTGCCATCTGAGCTAACGGTCCAAAAGCTGGCATGTCTGGGACCAGCCGCGCAGACCCGGAAATTGCCCCGTGGAGTCAGACACCCCCACGGGAGCCTCGGGTTTACCCCGCGCTCTGCCCCCTACACCGCCGGGAGTACCCACTCACATCGTGTGGGCCTTAACCGGCGGTCTCAGGCGCATTGTGTAACGGCGGGAATCGAACCTGCTCACATGCGCATGTCTGCGCAAGCGACCACACCAGTGGCGCTACTTTGGAGGCGGTCATCACCTTTCCTCCCGCGCCCGCCGCGCACCCGCCGACTCGTGGTTATCAGCCATTAGTCGGTGTGCGCTCGAAAATGACGGGCACTACCAGATGTTGCGGGAGTGGACCCGCTCTCACGAACAGAATAGACTGTCGAGTCTGACTTGTTCGTGCGCTTTACCGTAAGCTAACATCAGTGGACCGTACAGGAATCGAACCTGCGACCTCCTGTGTGCAAAACAGGCGCTCCACCAGCTGAGCTAACGGCCCAAGACCATTATTCTGTTATGGTCCCGCGCAGGACTTGAACCTGCGACTTTTTGCGCGCAAAACAGGCGCTCCGTTGCAACCTAGCTTACTCTAGGCTACATGACCTCGTTACCAAGGCCAGCTCCAAGTCTCACGACGCTTTTACGCGCCCGCTTGGTTCGCACTTCACTGGGACTAGCACAACATGCCCTGACGGGCTGCCACGTCTTACGGTCCCTCCATGCGCGTTTAACGTCTCCGGGGCACTCCCGGCGACCTAACGCTGATAGCCGAAACCACCAGCCGTGGGGAACATCCGCTCCCCACAATGCCAACTTGGTTAAGGCTGGCACCTGTGGGCCTCAATGGGATCGAACCATTATCTCTCCGGCACTCCGGCCGGTCGCTTTACCCGAGGAGCTACGCGTCGCTCCGATTAAGCTAGAGGTCCATACGTGACGCGCGAAGCGCCACACATTGTATTCTTTTATGTTGTTCAGCTCTGCATCCCGGAGTCGAACCGGGGTCGCATCAGGCAAATACCCGCTGGTCTACCGTTGACGTATGCCGCAGAGCTTTTAGCCGAAACCACCAGCCGCGAGGACGCTAACCCCCGCGATACCAACTTGGTTAAGGTTGGCACCTGTCGGAGTAGCAGGACTTGAACCTGCGGCCTCCCGCTCCCAAAGCGGGCGCTCCACCAAGCTGAGCTATACTCCGTTTCTTCTGTTGTTTCTCTATTGTATCAGCTGTCGCTGCGCGTGTCAAAAGATACTGCCCTGCGGTTCCTCCCCGACGCTGACTTCCACAGCCAATGTCGGAAGCCCTATGCTGGGCGTCCACTTTTCACGCCGCAAGTTACGGCCGTTTTCATCGGATTCCCCCGCTGACATGAATAATCATAGCGCACAGACGAACGCCATGTCAACGCGAAAACAAGTGAACCACGCCACAATGTGGACGGTGTGCGAAACCACCTCCCACACCGCACGCCGGAGCGCGCCACCTCAACGGGGAAACTCGCACGCTGGGTCACGCCCGCACCTCATAGAGGACACAATCAGCAGAAGAACACCAACACGCCGTTACAGCCTAGTTTATTCTAGGCTGCATGGCCTCGTTACCAAGGCCAGCTCCAAGTCTCACAGCGCTTTTCTTCGCCTGCTTGGTTCGCGCTTCACCGAGGTCAGCGTCGCCAGACACTCGGTCGGAACGTCTTACGTCCTCTCCACGCGCGTTTAACGTCTCCGGGGCACTCCCGGCGACCTCAATATTGATTGCCGCGTTTAGGTCACGGTCAATGGACAGACCGCACGCGTTGCAGTTAAACACTCGCTCAGACAGGGATAGCTTGGCTTTCACCGTCCCACAATTTGAGCATGTTTTACTGGACGGAAACCAGCGGTCAACCACGCGCAGCGCGGCACCTGAGCGCGCGGTCTTATACTCTAGTTGACGGCGAAACTCACCGAGCGCAGCATCCGACAGGCTACGAGCGAGACTGTGATTCTTCACCATACCCGCAACATGTAGGCCCTCAACGCACACAACGCTGTAGGTATTGGCGATCATGGTTGTGGCTTCGTTAATTGCATCAGCCCTCACGTCCGCCACGCGAGCGTGCAATCGAGCCACACGCTCTTTAGCCTTCTCGCGCCGAGCGCTACCCTTAACCTTGCGGCTCAACGCTTGCTGAGCCTTCCGCAACGCTCTCAGACCCGTGTTTAGGGCGCGAGGATTAGGGATAACAGACCCGTCCGATAGCGTGGCAAGGCTTTTCACACCAAGATCAACGCCAACCGCGCCGACCTTCGGCGCTGTGGTGACACTTGGCTCGCGCTCTACCGTCAAGCTCGCATACCAGCGCCCAGCACGACGCGACACGCTTATGCGGATGAGACGAGCGCCAGAAATGCGCTCATGCACATTCTCCATGCAATGCACACGACCAATACGGGGTAGCTTCAACCCATAAGGGTCACTAGCCGTGGGCGCGGTAAACGCCGTGGAATAAGCGAACCTCATAGTGGTATTCTTGGACTTGAACTTAGGGAACCCGACCCTCTTGCCCTTACGCTGCCCTTTACGGGACTTCGACCAGTTCGAGAAACCGCGAGCTAAGTCACGAAACGCCTCACTGTAGGCTTCTTTGCTGTTTTGGCTCCACCACACCTCACCCGTGGTCCGGTTGACGGCTAGAACGTCTTTATTTGTGTTCCACCAGCGGCGTAGAGCGTAGTGCGACCAGTCGGCAAGCTCACCACTATCCAGTGCCTCTTTCACGTGGGCGAGACCGGCGTTATAAGCGAACCGCGCGGCTCCGGCGTGACTCGCCATCAGACGCTCCTGCCTCGGCGTAGGGTCAAGACGAACCCTCACAGCCTCATAAGAACCCATCCGGCGAATCACCCCCAAACCTTCTCACGCTCTCTTACTGAAATCGCAAACATCGTAACACAATCTCGGCAAAGAAGTCAACACCCAAGTGCCCGCCACTCGCCTATCACACACCAAGCTCAGAAACAGCGCGCAACATCTCCTTATACTGGCGCACGCACCCCAACACGTCCGGCAACGCACGATGCGCAGCCGGACTATCCGCAACCCACTCTACGCTCACGCCGCCCGCACGCAGGAAACGAGCAACACTCGACGCATCCAACACCCGGTGGTCCAACGACGCGTACACGCACGGCAGAAAACGCTTCACAAAACCCCGGTCAGCGTGAACACTGTTCCCGCCCAGCCACACCCGGTACGACACCCCGCCATGCAACCCCACGAAAGCGTCCGCGCACTCCTCCAACCACGCGCACATCTCCATGTCAACAAGCCCAGCCACCATGCCAGACCCGCCCGCGCATCGCACGTTCTCGGATAGGCCGCTACGCGCGTGCATCACCGCCACACGCCCGCGCAAACCATCCACCACGCGCTCAGCCTCCACCGTGCTCCCCTGGTCCACGACGCGACTAAAAGGCTCCAATCCCAGCGTGCGCCCCGACATGTCCGTCACCACGCCCGCGACCTCCAACAGGTGCTCGCAGTCCGCGTCAACGCCCGTCGCCTCCACGTCCACCCACAACACGACATCAACCACGCCAGACGCGTCCACGCCCACGCCGTCAACAGGAAAGCTACCAACCACAGCAGCCACAACCCTTCCACACAACGCCCGCGAACCACAGTAGCAAACCACCGCCACAAAAAGAAGGAACGCGACACAATCAACAGTAACAGGAACGAAATAGCACAAACAAGCGGGAACAAGAGCACAGACACGCCACACGACGTAGGTCGAAAGAAAACAAGAGAAAGAGACGCAAACAAGAAAGAAACGTAAACCAACAAGAGAGATAGGGCAAGAGAGGCACAGAAGGCCGAGACAAGAGAAAAACAGCCGGAAAGACACGTAGACGAGAAAGAAAGAAACGAAAAGCAAAAGAATAGCGCGGGCTGCCCCGTCAACAGAACAACCCGCGCACCCCAACCCGAAAGAAAGAGTTACTTCACGGAAGAGAACTCACTACTCAAACGCCACTCACGCTCCTCACCAGGACGCGGCACACCAAACCCAGCAGAAACCCTCTCCTCCACAGGCAAACCCTTATACTTTTTCGCCGCGCGACGACACTCATTACGCCGCAACCGGAACACAATCGCCTCATGATACAGCGCCCCATCATCCTCACAACGCAAACCCTCCACCACGTCATCCACGCCAGCGCGCGACACGCACACGCTCTGCGTGAAAGACCGAACGTTCGCGCCCTCATACCAGCGACACAACACATCAACCCCCGCGCGCCCCCTATCCGCATACGACTTCACCGCAAACACCGGAACCCCGAGGCCGCGCGTCGCGTACTGCAGAGCCTCATACACGCCCGAACGCTCACCATGGTAGCCCACAACGCCCTGACCGGCAGCAACGTAACTCGCAAGGTGAATACGCCACTCCTGCCACCCGGCAGGCATCGACACAACCACGCCACCAGCAGCCACCACGCGACCACACAACGCGCTCACGCGGCGCGCCCACACCTCACCAGCTCGCGCCCCCTCCTGCACGATACCGCCAGGCGAAACATCAGGCACCAGCACCACAAGCCCCTCGCCGATAGTCTCATCGCAATCGAGGAGACGCGCCACCATCTCGGCGCTGCCCGCGCCAGTGACCGGAACCACTAGGGTGCCGCCCGTCGCATGACTGCCCGCCGCCGACAGAGCATACGCACACAACGCCGAACCATTCATCGACCCGGCAGAAAACACCTCCGTACTCACGCAGCGTACCACGTCGCGGATAAGCAGTTCCTTGAAGCGCTCATACGCGTCCACGCCAAGCCCGGCGGACACGAGAGCGGTCGCCTCCCCACCTTCGGGGACAGGCGTGTGCCCCGTCTCGTCCACAAAACCGCTCGCGCGCTCACCCCACCCCAACACTGGGGCAGACACCACGCCACCAGCGGCAGTAGTTGGCTTGCGAGTCGCCTGACCGCCATCACCGTTGGTCTTGTTATCGTTCGTCAAAATGGTTATCTCCCGTCATATTCTCACGCCCCTTTTTGCGTGGCCGCTCCCTATTATGTGGGGCACTATCTTTCCCTACACGTTACCACAATCGGAACCGCGCGCGCAACACGAGCACGCACAAACCAGTATCAATTAACCGTGCTCAGCAGCACAAGTCACACAAACGCGAACACTCCACCTGCAACATTTCCTTCTCGCGGGCGGGGCGGGTGGCGGTTTAGATTTCGTCGGACGGCCGCGCGCTCCACGCCTCAGCGATCAGACGACGCACAGCCCACAACTCACCGCACCCGTTCTCGTCACTCTGCGCCGCGCCCCACACGGTCTCCGCATACCCCTCTACCGTGACCGTGTACGTGAGCCACCTGTACGGGGAGAGAACACCCAACACCGCCTCCACCACAGGAGCGAGCGGCACACCATCACACCCGGCGGACGCGACAGCAGCCTCCACGCGCTCACGCCACTGAGCGAGCACATCGCGCGGCTGCACCACGTCAAACTGGCCGAGCATCGACAAGGCGCTCATAACCGCGCGGTTACGAGCGTTCAGCCACGCCCCCACATTCACCAGTGTTGGAATGTACGTGCGTTCCATCGCATCCTCAAACGCGCATGCGAGCGCGTGGCCGCTATCCATCACGCGCGCAATACCCGCCTCACCCGTGGGCGTCACATGGTAGGTGGACGCGAGGAGAGAGGCAACGTGGGCGGGCATCACGACTTCCATGCGCACGCCGTAATGCGTGCCAAGCTCATGCACTGTGGCACTCAAACGCTGACCATAAGGCTTATCCTTATCCGCCGCATAGTATGCGGTCGCCGACAGGAAACGCGTCATGCCAGTGTGATAGCCGGTACCGCGCCTCACATCGACACGTACCCTGTCACCGTCATACGCGTCACCCTCATCCGCACTTCGCATCACGTAGTGGTGGAACACGCCACCATCGTGGGCAGCAACATCACCGTACGCGGCACGCGCCACGTCAACACGGGTAGCGGCCGGAACATTCACATGCGCCACGCGGGCGCTCTCGTTCATAGTATCCATAATCACCATCATACCACACGGGCAAACGGTAGGCGAGCAGCGCAGGTATCCCCACACAATGCGGGCGATTGTGGCAAAGCCACCGCAAATATGATACCATTGGGACGCATGCGCAACCGCGCAGGTAAAGAGACAGGATAGGGATAGGGGGAGAATATTGAAGCTGCGCCTCACCGACTTTAAGTCGAATACGTACGAGGACACCGACGGCACGTGCGAGGAGCACATGTACACAGGGATGCTCGATCACCCCACGTACGAGTTCACGACCAACCACGGGGACAAGCACACGATTGATGGCTGGTTCTCTAGCTGGGGCGACCACATCGTCCTCGATATTAAGCTACCCATGTTCGCCCACTGGCTCCACAAAGTAGAGTTCAAGCGCCCGAAAGATGTCGCCGACCAGATCATCGACGAATACTCACCACACCGCGACCTCTGGGACGAATACCTCTGGCGCATCCTCGACTCAGCATCCAACTGCGACACCGAGCAGGAACTTAACGACAACCTCGCCTGGGCGCTCCTGGACGTCCCCGCAGGCAACAACTAGCGCAACCGGCCAGTATCGACCGAGAGCAAGCAAAAGCGCGTCACACGCGAAAACGCAGTGGCGCGCTCGCTTGTATTCGCAAGAGTTTAGCGGCGAACACGCGGCACGGTAACCGCAGGGCAAAACCAGTCAACTAACACGTGTTAGAAACGTGGGAGAACGACCAGCGCGCGCGAAGCAAGCGCAGACACGGTGGGCGCAACAAAACGCGGCGAGAAAGCCACGTAGCAAAACACGCTACCAACAGGCGGGGCGGGCTTCACAGTTCACGCACCATGCAAACATTGCACCCATGCAATGACAGCTCAGGAACGCAAAAGGCGCACCCCCTGGTTGGGGCGTGCCAAAACGCGCAAACTAGCAGCGAACAGTTCAGCGGCGCGCGTGAAGCGACACAGCCGCCGCCTCCAAGTACGCGACATTAGAACGCTGACCCTGATCGGCAACGCCGCGAGCCGCCCAATCGGGAACGCCCTCGCCAAGGAAAAACTCACGAACGACATCCAGAACACGGTAAACCACAGTACCACTCCTATCTCAACAACCCCACGCCAACGGGCGGCGCGCAGGCACGAAAAAACGCGCACGCCCCAAGGAGCGGGATGCACGCGACGCTGACGAGACGCACAATAGCGCACCGGCGACCTCACGCGCAACCACACCAAGGGTGACAACACGGCGAAACTCGTCACATAAAAGGCAGCGGCCGCGCCCCTCTCACATTGAAGAAAGGCACGGCCACAGATGCTCTACCTACACCTGGCAGGTCAAGACGGTTACACAATAGCACACCGGCGACCTCACGCGCAACCACACCAAGGGTGACAACACGGCGAAACTCGTCACATAAAAGGCAGCGGCCGCGCCCCTCTCACATTGAAGAAAGGCACGGCCACAGATGCTCTACCTACACCTGGCAGGTCAAGACGGTTACACAATAGCACACCGGCGACCTCACGCGCAACCACACCAAGGGTGACAACACGGCGAAACTCGTCACATAAAAGGCAGCGGCCGCGCCCCTCTCACATTGAAGAAAGGCACGGCCACAGATGCTCTACCTACACCTGGCAGGTCAAGACGGTTACACAATAGCAGACCGACGACCACACGCGCAACAAGACGACACGACCAGTTATGTCACACGCGCCGTCACCCAGCGACGGGAGCAACCACACCGCCAGACACGGCGATGACTCCACCATTCCACGCGCGCACCATGGCAGCCTCACGGTCACCATTCGACGACGCTGGAATACTCACGCGCCACGCTCCTGGGCGCTCCCCCACCTCGAAGAACACGCCCTCGAACGCCACGTGCGAAAACAGTTCCGGGGTCTCGTCAAACACGCGATTCATCAGGTCACGAACGGCAGGCAACATGTCGGCGCGCAACCAATCCATGTTCGCGTAATCGCGACGGCACACAAGGTCCGTCACGTCAACACCCACTACCCCCTCATCCTCATACACGGTCGCCGGACACCCCTGCGCCCACGGGAACACGCTCGACACCAAATTGCCCGACGTGAAACCGCCTCGCACAGCGGACACGGGAACAACCGCATACATGCGACCAGTCTGAATAGACACGATTAACCAACCTCTCACAGAAAGAAACAAGAAAAGAAACCAACCGCCATAAAACGGCTAGAAAGACTACATAAAATATCAAACAGCAAGAGCAGGCAACAAATTCCCGCCCCTACCCGTAACACGCGGATGACGCCACCGCCAGATCATGCACACCGAGCGCGCAATCCTCCGGCGCATCAAACCCGTACACGCGCACACCAACGGACGCCGCCGACTCGCGAACAAGCGCCTCAAACGCGCGCTCACCAGTGGCCGCCGACTCCACTCCAACCTCAGCGGACACATACACGTCTACAAGATCGGAACCATCCACCGGCTCCACACTCACGGACGCGCGCTCTACTCGCCACCCGCGAAAACGCGGCAGCCACGCCGTGCGACGCACACTCTCAGCGAACGCGTCGCCAAGAGCGCCACCAAACGACACGGCGTACCCCTGGTAACGGTACTGGAAAAACAACCGGACTCACACTCCCACTTTTTCTTAGCCTACAAGCAAACGATGCTGGCAGCGGTGACGCCGACGCCGTATGTGTGCTCTACGCGTCGCACAGCTCTTTTCTGTCAGTCAGCTCCCACACGAGCGCGCCACCGGCATCAACGACGCGCGTTTTCGAGCACGCGTCCATAATACATGACATGGGAGGCGTCGCCCACTGCTCGCACGTGGCCGCCGCGACACGGAAAGTGAGCGCCCACCGCTCAGCCTCACCGCACAACACAATCCACGCGGGCCTCCCCTCACGCTCGCCTCGCCTGACCGCCCGCTTCAACAGCGCACCCGCCACGCGAGAACCACCGTCATCGCCGGGGAACCTCACTGCCATTTCAGCAAGCCACATGCACGAGAACGCTTGCAGGCGCGCCACCCACAGCAGCTCAACCGCCACCCCATCGCCTCTGTCACCGCCTAAAGGTCGCTTGGCGGCACGCCGATACACACCCGCAAGCGACTCTACGACCTCCACCATGCGCCCATAATCAGCGGCTTCGGGAGTACCGGCCTCGAACAAGCCGAGCACCCTCTCGCACTCGACGTGCGCTTTCCCGACGGCGCGCACCGTCAACCACTCTCGCAACGAGCCGACGACACTCAACGGGCCGCTGCGGCGCGTCACCATCGCGTCGCCCATCCACCACGACGACGCGTACGGACTACTACCAACACGATACACCACAATTCCTCCAATCAACTGCGCAACCAGCGGGGAACGCGTGCGGGCGGTTACTCAGTGTACCGCTCGCTCATCTCCTTATTGTACTTGTCCAACTCCACCAGCGCCGCGTTCACCGCATCGTTGCGGCGCAGCCTCACCACGGCACCTACGCTCTGCCACACCGGCTTAAATACTTCGGTTCGCCCGCCGCCTTTCGGGAACCCTTCCCAGTCGTAATAACAATCGTCAACATAACCATCCGACACCTTGCCTATGACCTTAATACCCACGCGGCTAATAGGCATGATAACCTCGTCGGCGTTCACGATGAGGACACTCACCTCGTTTTCGTAACGCCACCCAGGAGCGAGCGTTGATGCGATCTCCCACCCGCGCGGCTTCGGCAACACGTAGCGGACTTGACCGCCCTCTTCCTCGCGCGCCGTCGGAATGAGACACGTCGCCAGCACGCCAGCCTGCCCGCGTGTCGGCCAGATCGCCGCCATCAGCGAACTCGCCGTCACCCGCCCACCACTGGCGGTACGCGTGCATGAACGGGACGAACGTCTTACCTTCAAGTGTCGTCTCGCGAGAGTAGTAGACCCGGTTGCCGGTACGGCGGTCAGCCCACGCCTCCCGGAGAAAAGTGACGAACAGGTCACGGCCTGCTGCCAGCGCATCCTGCGAATAACGCGCGGCCAGCTCATCGAACGGGCGCAGCGCCAGCGGACGACGTTTGCCACTGTTTCGGCGACCGCCACCGTTCGAGTTGTTTCCACGGCCGTTCGCGTTCTTGCGGCGGCCCGCGTTCATGCTGGCCGCAACGGCCGACGGCGACGGGGCGGCGGGACGATGCGCTGTGTTCTTGTTTTCGCTCATGCCCACATCATACCACAACACGGCCACTGTTCGTACGCGAAACGCGCGCAAACAACGAGACCACGCGAAAGGCGGCTGACGCGACAAAAGTGGGGCGGCGGAGGAAACCACACCTCCGCCGCCCCGCGCACACCGTCACACGCGTCCGACCGCCGCCGGCACAGACGCCACCGCCGCGAACTCGCCGCCACTGGATGAGCGCGTAGACACGGCGACCGGCAACCCCACGGTCACGCCGCCGTCACCGTCCGCGACAGCCACACTCTCAGCGCCGCCGACTGTGACTCCGGCAAACAGTAGGTCGCTCTCGCGCTTGCGGTTGACGCGCACAGCCATACCGCCTGTGCCCCTGCCCTTCACGTTGAACTCGGCCAGGCTTGTTGCCTTCCACGCGCCTTCGCGGATGAGACCGCCACCAGCGTCCGACAAGGACACCACCAGGGCGTCACGCGCCTGAGACGATGGGATGGCGTTGAACGCGATCACACTGTCACCGTCAGCCAATCCAATGCCAGCGACGCCGCCCGCGCGGCACCCGGCGGCGCGCACCTTCCCCGCGTCAGCGCGCAGAACCTTCCCGGCCCTTGTGATGAACACCATGTCCACACCCGCGCTCTCCGGCTCTGCCACGTGAACAGCCGACACCAGACGGTCACCGTCGGCGAGAGCGCACACGGGAACAGTATCCGCGCGCAAAGGATAATCCGCCTTCACGCGCTTCACCACACCCATCTCAGACGCGACAACAAGGCCGTAAGCGCTATCGCCGCCGCCATCAACCGCGCTCACGCCAACCAGGTTACCGGGGAGGGTGACACCCAGTGTTTTCGCGGTCGCGGGCACCCCGTCGTGGAAGAACGATACGGGAACCTTCACACCCTCGCCGTTATCGCACACGAGCAACAGTTCACCGCCGCCATCCGTCCGCTTATCTGCGGGAACAGTGAACTGCGACGTGATGACACCGTGCTTGTATGCGCGCGTCCTGGGCGGGTACTTCCACGGACTTGTGGAACACACGACGGCGCCTCCACTGAGGACGCTCACGTGCAGGTCGCCGGACGCAAGGTCACCGCCCGCAACGCCAGCGGCATCACCCTCCGTACCCGGCGCGGCGTCCTCTGCCGGGTCCGCGTCGTGTAGGACCGTGAGGCGAGGACTAGAGATGAGCTTGTGGGTGTCCACTAGCTCGCTTTCAATGAGGTCATTCATTGCATCCGGGTCGGCGAGAACGCGCTCCAAACGCTTTTTCTCATCGCGCAGCCCCTTATCTTCTGCCCTGATCTGGTCGCCGTCAGCTTTCGTGAGCCGACGCAACTGCATGGACAGAATGTAGGACGCTTGGAACTCACTGATCTGGAAGCGCGCCATGAGTGCTTTTTGCGCGTCACCAGGCGTTTTCGCTTCCCTAATGAGGCTGATAGCCTTATCCACGTCACCAATCACCGTCAGCAGCGCCGAGAGCTGGGAGAGGCGAGCGTCAATCGCGCCCACACGCTCACGCGTGCGCCTGGCAACACATGCGCGACGGTAATCCAGGAACAGCCTCATACACTCGATAGTGCCCAACTGGCGCGGCCTGCCGTCCACGAGGAACGTGTTGTTGACGTTGAACGCGGCCTCCATGCTCGTGTACTTCCACAGCGCGTCCAACACGCGACCAGCCTGCCACTGCCGGTGAACAACAATCTCTAGGCGCTGGTCCTTGTTACTCTTGTTGGACGCGCTGGTAATACCCTTCTCGAACGCCTCCACCGCCGGAATAGGCTTGCCCTTCTTCGTTTTCGGCGGCTGCTCTTCGCTCTTCTCGTTGATCTGTGCGAGAACGTCACCGACACTCACGCCGTAGGGTAGCTCTGTGACGACGATCTTGGACGCGCCCCTGGGGAGCGGCTCCACGCTCACGGTGGCGCGCATGACGAAACGGCCCTTGCCGGTCGTGTAGTAGTCGCGTGCCCCCGCATGGTCTTTATCGTACACGTGCGCGCCCGTGGGAAAGTCGGGTCCGGGCATCACAGAGAGCACTTCGTCTACGGTCGCGTCCGGCTTACGCAGCAGGAGGAGGTTCGCTGCCAGCACTTCGTCTGGGTTGTGGCTTGGCGTGTTCACGGCGAAACCGACCGCCATGCTGTTCGGCGTGCCGTTCACCACAGCGTTGTTGAACTTGACGGGCAGGTCCACCGGCTCCGTCGTTGTCTCATCGTAGTTAGGCTTGAACTCGCACGCCCCACTCTTGGCTTCCACGATGCACGCCAAACCCGCGTCGGACAGGCGGGACTCCGTGTACCTCGCCGCCGCAGGCTTGTCGCCAAAATGCAAGCCCACACTGCCCTTCACGTCAATGAGGGGAACCCTCATGCGGAACGGCTGCGCCACCGTGTACACGGCATCCTGAACGCTCGCGTCACCGTGCGGGTGGTAGGCGAGCACGAGACCCGCGAACGATGCGGTTTTCTTATGCTTCGCCGATGGGGTCAGCCCGCTCGTGAGCGCTGTCCATAGGATACGCGCGTGAACCGGCTTGAAGCCACTGTACACGCTGGGGATAGCGCGGGAGGCGACTGTTGACAGCGCGTACTCGCCATAGTTGTCCTCTAGCCACTTCGCGCTGTCGGTAGCGACGACACCCGTCCTCTGGCCGACGCTCGCCTGTAGCTCTTCGATGAGTTTTTGCTGCGCTTTTGTGAGCTTACTTTTTGTTCCTGCTGCCATGTTTCCTGTTCTTTTCTCTCCGTCTTTCTTCACACCGCTTCATGCCACTGTATAACAGTTGTGCGCGTTGTCCGTTAGTCCGAAACTTCCACGCCAGCGCCCAAGCTCATGATCCACTCTTTACGTTTCTCCGTGTCGCCGCCGAAAATCACGTCTAGCACGCGCTCCGTTTCCTCCATGTCGCGGCGCTCCACCCGCTGCCAGCACTTCTCGCTACTGAACGCGTACTGGTGTAGTCGCTCGCTCGTGGACTCACCCAAACCCTTCATGTAGTCCGTCGAATACGACAGCCCGGCGTCCGCCAACTGTCGCATCATCTCGTGCGCCCCCGAAAGCGTGAACGCAGGCAACTCCACCACGCCACCAGCTCCGTCTCCGTTCTTCACAGACACGACCGCCAAAGGGGTTTTCACCTGAAACAGCAAGCCAGCGTCAATGAGACCGGGGAATAGTTTGTCCACGATCACGTACAGGAGCGTCGCAATGTGGGAGCCGTCAGGGTCAGCGTCCGTCGCAATCACAATACCCCCAGGGTAACGCATAGCGCCCAGGTCGAACGACGCGCCAAAACCCGCACCCACCGCGTTAATCAGGTCTTTCACCTCACCATTAGCGAGCACCTTCTCCGTGGACGCCTTCAACGCGTTAATACCCTTACCGCGCACACCCAACAGAGCACAATCCAGAGTGCGGGCACGCTTCAAGCCGGACACAGCCGAATCACCCTCACACACCATCAGGAACGTCGTCGCACCAGTGCCCGCCCCCTCAGCTTCCACGAGCTTCGCGGGGAGAGCCGCTTTCGCGATCTTCGCGGACGCGAGCGACGCGTCCACCTTCTTCTGCGCGCTCAACCGGGCGCGAGCGGCTTTCAACACGCGCTCACACACCGCCGGAACATTCTTGTCGCGCCCCATCGCCCACTCTTCCAACGGGCCGCTCATCATCTTCACGAGGGCGTTCGACACGGCGCGCGAACCGTCCAACTGGTCTTTCGCCTGGTTAGAATACGTCGCGCCCGGCATCCGCACGCTCACGACGGCGACGAGGCCGTGCGCCACATCCTCATACGTCACGTCCGGGTCTTTGACACTCAAACCCTTTTTCATGGACCGCAGGCGCTTATTCACAGCCTGAGTGAGAGCCTTCTGGAACGCCACATAATGCTTACCACCCAAGCGAGTAAACACGGTGTTACTGAACGTTTCCACATGCTCCGATGGCGCGTCACACCACGTAAACCACAGGTCCGCCGACATGGGCACCTCACGCTCACCCGCAGACACACTAGCGGCACCCTGCCGCCCGCCTGACGGGACCGACGTTTTCAGCCACACGGTACTAGACGCGGACACGTGGAATGGGCTTGTGGCGAGCTTACGGGGCGCAGCATCCTCCAACAGCGTTTGCACACCCTCGTCGCCCTCAAACTTGTAGGTGGCAGTCCACGCGCCCGTACCCTTGTCGATGGCACCGCCCAGGTTCGCAGCCTCGCCCGCGCCACGCGCAAGCTCCTGGTAGCTTGTGACGGTTGCTTCCATGCCGGGGGTGAGCGCGCACGTGCGCTTCACCCTCTGCGCAGCGTCCACATCCGAATACGGGTTATCAGACTGGAACACACTATCGTCCAGCCACACGGTGAACCTCGTGCCTTCCTCCCACCCGGCACGCTCCGCCTTGGGGCGCGTGTCCGCGCTCTCATGCAGCACGCGCGGGTCAACCGGCGTAAACGCGTCACCAGGGCCATTATCCCCATCGAAATACCCCGGCTGACCATCCTTGAATGAGAGTCGGAACTCGCGGCCACTCTTCCACGTCACCGCATCCACGCGCGCCGCAATCAACACGACAGACGAGAACCCCACACCATTCGTGCCAACCGCCGAATGGTTATCACCGTAGTTGCTGGATGTTTTTGTGCGGCCAATCGCATAATACACGCCCGACCCCACCACGCCGTGCTCGTCCGTCTGCTCAGACACCGGCAAACCAATACCGTTATCCTGAACGGTGAACGACCTGTCCTTGTTGAACTCGACGCGCACACGCGACGCGTACCCTTTAAGCACCTGGTCAAAAGCGTTCTCGACCGTCTCCATGACGGCCTTCTGCTTCTGACGACTCATCGTCTCCCCGTCGTCCTCCTGGACGCCGAACGTCAACGACAAACGCTTCAACAAGTGCTCACGGTCGGACAGGACTTGCAGCTTCTCCTCGCGGAAACCACCACGCTTACCGCCAGCGCTCTTACCGCCCGCACTCTTTTTAACAGCCACCTACTCCGGCCCCTTCCCCATTCTCTCACGCGCCACACGACACGCTTCATGCACGCCTGTTGGCGCGATAGCGCACAAAACTTACTCTACATTGTCGAATATATGCGCATACAAGCGCCCACGTCAAAACCCCACCAAAACAGGGCAACACAATACACGAAAGCGGCGTTGACGCGCACACAACACGAGCCAACGCCGCCACGCCCCAACGACAAGACAGGTTACAGGCGAGACACCCCCGTCAGGACGTAGTATGTGCCACCGCCCCCGAGCAAGACACTACCCTCGTACTCGGTATCGCCGAAAGCCCGACGACATGCCACACCGTTAGGGACGCGAGCGCCACGAGAATCAAACCCGCTCACGCAAGCATCATCACGCAGGAACATCACACTCATATCGCCGCCGCCCCGCATGATGATGCGCTGATTCTCGTTAAGGGACATCCTCGACACATTCAACGAAACACGATCACCCGCATCCACGTGCCCGTCAACCCACCCCATACTGTAGGGGACGGTCAGAACGGCACCATAGTCCGTTCGCACTGTGTAATCGGTAAGAGTCACACGCTCCACCGTCGCCTCATACACACCGTAAGACGTGTAGTCGCTACTGTTCAACGCGTGACGCTCAGTGTTCGACATGTAAACGCCACACACCACGGGCACAGAAACCAGAGAGTATCAAATAAGGCTGCATAACCTACATTCGTAGGCCGCGTTTCCTTGTTTGAGTGCCGCCTTGCTGGTCCCGGCGACACAGGGCGTGCCGCCGTCCGCTAGTACCCTGGCATCCAAGCTATATGCTTGTGCCCTAGCGGGGCATAAAGGAAGAATCACCTCCCTAACGGATCGGTGAAGGTTCTTCCTTTTCGTGGTAGGCTTGTTTTTCGTCCTGTCCCTGCCCGGATACTTTAAAGAGTTTCTGGCCACGGGCGTTTTGAGTGTTCGCTGTGGCTGTAGTTTGCGGTTTTTCGCCCGCGTTACCCGCGCCTTAACGACACGCGGGGCGGCTCTAGCGGCAATATTCACCGCAGCGTTCACGTCCCGGTCCATCGCCCCGTGCTCGGCGCAGACGGACAGCTTGTGCGTGGGATGTGTAACCTTAGCGCCGCACTTATGACACTGTTGCGACGTGTTAAACGGGCTTACGGCAACAACCCAACCACCGTTCTGCGACACGTAATGGGTCAACCACTGGACGAGCGCCCCTCGGTTCCACCTGCCGTTGCGCATCGTGTTTCTAATCCAGCTCAAATCTTCCACGGCAACAACAGCGTTACCCCACACGTGGGAGAGATACGCTATCTCCTGCGCCGCCAGGATCGCAAGCTCGCGCTTCTTCCGGGATGCGGCCTCCCGGTGGAGCTGCGCCTCATCCAACGCAGACATGCGTTTCTGGCGCTGGGAGAGAAGCCCATCGGCTTTCTTTTTGAGGTCGCGGACCTGTTGCTCGGACGCGCGCACACTGTTCCAGAGTGAATGAACCCGCTGAGAGAGCGTCGTTTGATGCACTATCCGCCCGGTCTTAGTGTCGCGCACCACGACGGTTGCGTAATCCGTGACCCCTACGTCCACGCCGATAGTATAGTCTCCCGAAAACTGCACAACCGGATTATCTGTCACAACCGTGAAGATAAAAACGGGCTGACCGTCCTCAACTTTAATGACAGGTAGTGTGACCCTTCCTTCGGTGAACCTTTTATTGTCAAAGTCGAAGATCAGACGGTGCCACGCGCCTTGAATAACCATCCGCAACACAATCTCACCATTGGCAAAAGGGTCATTCTCAATGACTGCGTACCACTTATCCACGGCACCCAGATTCACGTAGTCCTCACCATACGACGGTGCGGAAACATCTACTGTGCGCTTCCAGCCCTGACTCATGTACTTGGGAGTCTCCCCGTTTGCGGCTTTAACCCGCTCCCGGTAGGAGCGGTAAGCGGTCACGACACTGTATTGAAACAGCTTCTCTTTACGCGACCTACCACTCTTACCAGTTGCCAAAAAATCGGGCATAATCACGCCCGCCTGGCGGCCCGCCTCAGCGGGAGCAGTCGCGGTAACCCGCGCCAACTCGTCCCCAAGCTCAACGTCGTTACGAACCACATAGGCTGCGTAAGCAGAGATGTCTCGAATCTCAGACGCAAGGGACAACAAGACAGACGTGTCGTACAGTAGCTCGCCGTTCAAGTCTAGGACGTGAGAGGGGCGCGCAACGAAGGCCCTGTAAGTCTGGTTTTTGGCCAACTCGCCCTCCCAAAAAGAATACACCCAATACAAGCTATACAACTAATAGCAACAAAACCCTCGACTGTCATGTAGACAGCAGGAACACCACTCCGACCCAGAGGTCACCAGCGGTCATCTCATTCTCGCCACGCTCCTTGCCCCTATGCGTCCACGCGTAAGCGCTATCAGCAACGAACGCCACAATCATGGCAGCCAGCACCGCATCCCCCAGCGCCACGATGAGCGAGAACGGCTCCGTCTCCACAAGAATCTCCACGACTGACCACGCCTTCATGAAAAAACATCACACACGCAGCAAACATGTGCGCGTGGACTTTTGCCTATCAAACAATTGCTATTGTAGTATACATGACAGTTGAGGGTTTCGCTACTATTGGCTATATAGCTGGTGTTGAGTGTATTTTGGGAGGGCGCGTTGGCTAAAACCAGACGTACAGGGCGTTTGCCGCGCGCCCGACCCACGTCCTAGACTTGAACGGTGAGATACTAGATAGCGCTCGTGTTTTGGCGTCTCTCGCGTCTGAGGTGCGGGACATCTCAGCTTATGCGACCTACGTGGTTCGTAACGACGAGGCTTTGGGTGATGAGCTGGCGCGTGTTGCTGCTACCCAACCTACGACGGCTGGTCGCCGGGCTGGCGTAACTATGCCTGATTTCCTGGCTTCTGGTCGAACTGGCAGGTCGCGTAAGGAGATGCTGGTTCAGCATCGCGTGATCACCGAGTATCGTTCGTGGCAGGAGCGTGTTAATGCTGCGAACGGGGAGAGCGCCAAGTATGTGAGCCAAGGTTGGAAACGTACCGTCAATGGGTCCGCACCCGCGTATGGTGAGGATTACGTGAACCTGGGCGCTGCGAATAAGCAGTATGCGGCCATTGAGAATAATCCGTTTGCCGATGGTGAGATTGTCCTGAAAACGGTTATCCAGGGTCAGTGGTATAGGCTGGCCTTTGCCTTTGATAACGAGCGGTTCACTGAGGGGAAAGTCACCCTGCCTGCCATTAAGGTGCAAGATGGCTCGCCCGTGTTCATCTTCACGGTTGTGACGGATAACCCGGTCGTCCAGTTCGAGGCGCGCAGGCATCGTAACCAGCGGCACAGTATTAGCTGCGCCCACAAGCGGCCCTGCAAATAGAGAACGGCGCTAGAGAAAGACCACACCACGGTCACAACTCTAGCGCCACGCTCTTACGCTCAGCGTAATCGTCTACAGATCCTTCAACACCGACACGCGCTCGCCCGAAGCGAAAACACGCTCGGTCAAACTATCATCAGACCACGTGGTGCCATCACTGCCGACCCAGCGCACGTTGTCACCCAACGCGCCGACGCGAACAGACATGTAGGTCACATCTCCAACCTCAACGACCGCGCCATCTTCTCGAAAAACACAGAAATGAGAGAACGGGAAAACATACCTGTCATCATAGATGCCCATTAGTTCCGCGTATCGCGCGCGAATCTCTCGCTCCACACGCACCCCCGTTTCTCCAACTCATTAACGCCCGATAGCACTCATCCTATCACACGATAGACGACAACGCGACACCGAGGATACTCACCGTCCGCGCATCGACGCGCACGCAGCACGCCACCGCCCCTCCGTGACGAACCCCGGCACGCCCATGCGCACCTCCACCGGGCGACGAAAACGAGCGGGAACCGCATCCACAGCCCGCGCCAACCCAGCACCGTCACCAGCCTTCACAGCAGCGCGCACAGCCGCCACGTGAGCATCCAGCATGTTCTTCACGCTCACCGTCTCCACGTCACCATTACGGCCCTTACCCTTCTGCGCCGCCTTCCAATCAAAATCTAGCGGATGCCCCGCCCGCATAAGCATCTCCTGCACCGGCACCAACGCCCACAAGCCGAAACGACGCGCCACCTTCTTACCCGAATCACCGACACTGTTCATTTCAGCGACGCGCGCCAACCCGCCTTTCACCGCCTTCTTCGTCGGCAAACCGTTCTCACGCACACCCAACGCGTCCAACCACTTACCGATGGTGGAGCCACCCACGTTAAAGAGTTTCCCCAAGTCCGTGGCCGACACGAAACCGTCACTGCCCGCCCCCGGCTGTTTCACGCGCTGGTTCGCCCACCCTCGCACAAGGTTGATACCCGCGTTCTTGCGCGCCCACGCTGCCACCGCATCCACCCCCCACAACGCCACACCAGAGCAGCGAAACACCAGCCCAGCGTCCACCGCATCCTGCGTCGGAATCATCCGCTGCACGCGGCCACCATTCACCCGCTCACGCAACATGCCACCCGCCGACAACAACGCCAACACGTCACCACGCGACACACCACGATAGCAGTCATGCAGATTTTCGACGCGCGCGTGCGACGGCGACTTACCCGTCGTGTACGCCGCCTCCGGCGACTCCAGATCAACGACACCCGAAAGCCCCACCAGGACGCCCCCTTCTTTCACGTTTCTTTAACGCTGTTTTTCGCTGAAATAGCAGCGTTTCGCTTCCCCGATTGTGGTAAGAAAAACCCGCAGTCGGAAGCGGTACCGCCTCCGACTGCGGGCAGAAGCAAACCATCGGGCTTGCTTCACTTGTGCATGGCCCTCGCCATTTATGCAATCACCACACGCCCGTAACGGATGTGTAGGAGAGGCCCGGCGGGGATCTGTTGCTACTACAATAGCACACCCGCTCCGGGCGCGCAACACGGCTCACCGCACCTTAGTCGACGAGAGACATAATCCACGCAACGAGCTGCCCCGCGCCCACCGCCAAAGCAAACGGCAACGCAACCAGAATCACCATCAGCACCCCCGCCAACACCCGACCAAAAGTGGGAACCTCACGCTCACGCACAAACAAGGCGGCAGCGATAGCGCCCGGAATCGCAAAAAGCGCCGACACAAGGAACACGACAACACCAGCAGTAACCGGCATCTCAGGAACGCTCCTACCCTTTCTTCCAACAGTAACACGACTGGCGAGAACGGAACCGCGCCCGCCGCCTTCTAACATATGTCATTATACACCACATGGACAGGCGACGCACACAAAAGAGAAACCCCGTAGCCAGCAAGCGCTTACTGACTACGGGGCGGAGGCGCACAAGCGCCCCTCCTCACGGCTCCAACCATTTGTGCGATCACCATACATCACATGTGACATACGAGAGAGGCCCGGAAGGAGGTCTATCAACATTACAATAGCACGCCTACCACCAGGTGCGCAACACACCGGCAACGAGACACATGCCACACCAACAGGCGTTGCTCGCAGCCGCGCGCAGCGCGGCCAGGGGCACACCGTCACTAAGCGGCACGGCTACGACGCGAGTGCCATAACGCCTTGAAATATGACGTACCCCAGACCAACAGACGTGAATAGAGTCACAACAACGGAGGCAATCAACAACACCCAACACCTCAGTGTATTACCACCCAGCATCGAGTTAAAAACAAGAGCAACAAACGAGAGCAAAGCCACGTAAGCTCCGCCAGCAACCAGCGCCGCGCCAACGAGAACGGTCACAACAAGAGCAACAGCGAACACCTTAACCATCACCTTCCACTCGATAAAACACTATGTCAACGATCAGCCTACAGCGCGATTGCCGCCTCCAACACACGCAACGCCACCCGGTGAGCACTCCCATGCGACGCGTCAACAGCCGGGACCGCGCCGCACCGGACAGCCTCATCAAGAGCCGTCTCCGTCTCATGTGACAACGCGCTCTCGCTTGGCAGGGAGCCGTCACGGGCCAGCAGGCGCTCACGTTGCACCTGGGGCGACACGCGCAAGTACACGACCGGCGCGCCCGCATCATATAGCGCCGACACTTCGTTAGGCATACGAACGTCCGTGAAAACAGGGAACTCGCGCTCCCAGTCTATGCCCTCGACGGCGGCGCGCACCCAATACCCAGGGTCCACACGACGCACGGCTTGGCCGAGAAGCTGATAGGCGACGCGCTTCGCAGGCGTTTTCACGGAAATAAACGCCTCTTCGCCCACGCGTTCGCGCTGCGCGTCCGCGACAATCTGACAGTACAAGCCGACGAGGCCGCCGGGGAGGGGAGCGCCAGCGGGCATAAACGCCGCGCACAACGCTTCATCCTCGACAATGGCTCGCTCCACGTCCAGCGCCGACTCTACGCCGCGACGTAGCGTGAGAATATTTTTCACCGCCAGCGCTTGGCGATACGCCTCACGCTTCAATACGTCAGCGAACGCCACACGACGCGGTGCGCGCCCACCGGCAACACGAGTCATAGACGGGTGACGCAACACGTCAGCAATCGCCTCGCCCGTCGTGTCCTTCCCCGCCCCCATAGGGCCAGCAAGGCCGATACCGGGCAGCGCCCCGCCAGCAAGACGCTGACCAGCCAGAGCGCGGCGCTTATCTGCGAGGCACGCCACCTGTCCCGCCACCTCAGCGTGATCGTTTCGCACTGTCACTTGCCCTCACCCTCCACGTCAGCAAGCGCAGACTGAACGCGGGCGCGCGAAAAAACAAACATGCCCGCCGCGCCACCAAACGTAAACACGTAGGAGAGAATGTACGCGGCAACCACGACAGCGGCAGCAACCGTGTTCCCCTCGCGGGCGGCGGGAGCAAGGCCGATAGCGACAAGCGGAAGCACACACCCCACGGCCGCAACAGCCGCACACACAGCCTCAGCCACCACGCCACGACGCAGCATCAGAACAGCCATAACAGCCAGCACGGCAAACGTGACCACAAACAGGGTGTTAGGAATAAGAATCACGATGCTACCTCTTTCCAGTTTCGTTTCCTCGAACTGAACACCATTGTACACGATCAGCAGGAAACGCGCAGCGCCAACACGCGGACAAGAAAAGATACACGCGCCACACGCGAGCACTGACAGGAGGAGGCACCGCGCGTCAACCAGCGCGCCACAACACGGTGGTAGAAAGCACGCGCCCCGCTACTGGAACGCGCCCGCCATGCACTCAACGCCAGCCAACACGCCAGCGCCCACAACGCCGTCATCCACCAACGCGCGCACACCATCCACCACGCGCTCCCACGACACAACCGGCAGCACGCCACGCGATGCGAGACTATCCGCGCACGCCTCCTGACGCACCACGTTACGCGCCAGCTTCACCAGCCGACACAACTCGCCGCGCCCAAACGTGAGCGCAACCCTGTCACGCGCAGCCTGACCACGATAATGCGCCACCAACAGAGGCAACGGAACACGCACACTCTCCACCAGGGCGCGACCCACCGCACCATCACGCCACAACACACCACCATAGTCGCGCGCCTCAACACACACCTGATCGGCACCAGCGAGCAGGCGTGCGAACCGGCCAGCAGTCACACACAAAGCGTCAACGCCACCAGCATGAACATTCACAGCGCGCACCTTATCGTCAACGCTCGCGCCCACAACCAGCAGGTCACAATCACTATCCCAATGGTTCAGGCCGTGGAGCCAGGAGCCGCGCAAACACACGCCATCTACGCCACCAACATTCTTAGCCCACGCAGCAAACGCCTCATCAGCTCGGATAGCATCATACGCGTCAGCGCGCGCCAACACATACGACATTGACGCGGACGGGGAAAGCGTCGAGCCGCCTACACGCGCACTCGCCGCAATAGTACCCACTGATCGCCTTGTGGATGCCTGATCGTTCATAGCTCAATCATAACACAGACGTGCGGGCGCGTCAGCGGCGGACACACCGAAAATCAGACGAGCCGCCACCTACGGGCACGTTCACCACCAATGATTAGTCACCCAAAAACGGTACGCGGCCTCCCACGACCCGTAACGACCCACCGCATAATTATTTGCCCACCGTAGTTGAGTCACTGGGTTATCGCGCCAGTCAGCGCCAGCGGACGCGAGCTTACCGGCAGGAAGCGACTGAGGAAGCCCATACGCGCCGCTCGAACGATTCACCGCATGGTAATCCCAGCCGCTCTCGTGGGAGATAATGTAGTCCACGTACCCGAAATCAGCGTCGCCGATACCAGCTGCGCGCATCCAATCCGCTTTCGACCCTGACGGGTTAAATGCGGGCGCGGGCGCTTGCGCAGTTCCACCGTCACCGACCGCGCCGCCATCCCCGGCGGCTCCCGAAGCAGTGGGCGCAGCGTCGCCCGCGCCTGCGTCGTTACCAACAGTCTTGCCGAGCATACGGTCCACGTCCTCGCGGCTCGTCAGCGAATACAGGGGCGCACGGTACCTGGCCGTCACCACGCCCGCGCTGTCGGTCTCCTCGCTTACTGGCGACGCCGGGTCCACACCGGCAGCAACAAGCGCCTCCGGCGACACGGGCTTTACGCCGACCTCGCGCACTGCTGGTCGCGCAGCCACCGTGTTCTCACCCAACACGACACTATGGACGCGCTCACCGTCGCGCTTGACTGAGAACAACTCTACGTCGCGTGAGCCGTCAGAGCCGGGTGTGAGCGTCCACTCACCCACCAACAGGCTATCCGTGTCGCGCTTCTCCTCCACGGCCTTGTCCGCCGTGGAAACAGTTTCTTCGCCGCGCCACACACGCACCACGCGCACCACCACGCCACCGTCAGTGTCCAAACCCACAGTCACCTCGTCTAGCGGGCCAACAGTCACGCCAGTGGACACGGCCACATCACGCGCCGACACGCCACAATCAGCAACAGCGTCCACAGACTTACCGTCAACGACAACCGTCACCGGAACAGGCGTATCGCCGCTGTTGACGGGCACGCCCTCCTGAGAGGGCGCAGACGCCGCCACGCCGGCGGGCGCGTCCGCGAGAGCAGGCGCATCGCCCTCAGCGCCCGACAGCAGAGCGCCATCATCGCCCGCGCGAGATCCGCGAGACGAGGACGCCGCGCCGCGAGCGTCCGCCACGTCACGCAACACGCCCACCGTGTCAGGCCGAACAGTCCCCACAGCAACCACTCCACCCGCGCCGTCGTGAACAAGAGCGCTCCGACACCTCACCACGCTCACAGAGTCCACGCCACCCAGGGGCGTGCCCACACCGGGCGTCACCTGGTCGCAGCCGCGCAACACCACCCCACTATCGGCGAGAAGATCACCGACGGTTTGCCCCCACGACGACACCACTGTATCCGCTTCCACGCTCCCGAGCGCAGAACTCACGCTCACGCGCGCGCGATGATACTGGGAGGACACGCCGTAAGCGCACGCACCCACGACCGCCAGCGACGCTACAGCAGCGCACGAGAGAACCATGCGAGCAGACGCGCGACACAGGCGCGCGTTAACACTAGCGGCGAACAGGCGGAAACGGTGAAGAAAAGCAGAAAAGGAACCCAAACCAGCATCCTACGAAGCGAAGAGGAATCGAGCGCGCTGAAGCGAACGTAAACGCACGAACGGCGACGCTATTGACGATAGAGACGTTACGAGTGGAATATCTGAGGAGATGCCGGGATTATGGGCAGGAAGAATAGTAGCCCCCAAAAAACGAAGTATGGGCAGCGCAAAAGCGATGGCGCGTGGACGCCGTGCACGGCTAAGCGGTTCGGGGTGCGCGGCTGTAACCACGTTGCGCACGAAAAGCTCACTCAGGAGGAGGCGCACCAGCGTAACGCGGAGGCGTTCGAGCGCGGGTTTACGCTCCCGCCGGACGACCGTAACGTACAGTTTTTCATGCGCGATAACGCCGGTGACCCGTTGGCTGGCAGCGTGATGCGCGCCTACATTTTTAACATGCGTGAAAAAACGGGGGACCCTGATTGGATGCCGGGTCCCGTGATCGGTTCCCCGAACTGGCTCCTCTACTACGCGTCCGAGAACCTACCACCCGACGCCACCCAGGAGCAGGTGAACAGGCTCGTCGCCGAAGCCATGAGGCGGGGGCTGCACGAGGGTGTCCATGGCGGGTATTTCAGTCGCCGCGACCCGGACACGGGCGTGGAGAGTCATTTCAACCTCCCTAACGCCCCCGGGAGCGCCATTATCCGTACTCCCCCGCCGCGCGATAACCCGAACGCTCCCACCATGTACACGACAATTGCGGAGAACGCGTCGGGCGTGAAGTGGTGGGACGAGAAGTCCCCGGAGTTCATGCGCCACAAACAGGAAGCCTACGACGGGCGGCAGTGGCTAGAGAGGTTCGTGTACGACGCTGAGACCCCGTTCGTGTCGCTGGGACCGGAAGGACCTGACTTGGATAAGGCGACGCTCGTCGCCAAGATGGGCAGACCAGAGCTGACGAGTTACGACCTCGGTTTCGGGCCGTCCACGTACGCGACCGTGCCCACCATCCCCCAACACCGGCTCTGCGAGAGCATTGACATCAGGCGCGGAAACGTGAACCTGTCCGGCAACTGGGGTGTCACCGTCGGGCGCGAGGGGCGCGTGTACGAGGCCGACCAGACAGGCTTCGAGCGGTGCAGCGGCGTCGTCCACGTCGCACGCAACAGCGGCTTCCGGTCCCTGGGCAGCAAAGGACACGTCAATGTCGCTCTCGACTGCGATTTCGATAGCGTCAGGTGCGGCACCATCGAGCACCTGGACGGCGGGAACGTGCGTTCCTACCACGGTAGCGCGATCCGGCACGCGACAAACGGGGCGATGGTGGAAGCGGAAGGCGCATCCGCCATCGAAACAGTGGACGGGTGCTCGTGGGTGACCGTCTCGGACGATCCGGGGACCGGCGAAAAAGGGTTCCTCACAGCGTCCACTGTGGAGATCGGCACGCAGCTCACCCACAATGGGAAAACCATTGTGGTGAAAGAAGACACGCCCTTGGAAGGCGACTTCTACCGTATCGGCAAGATCGTGGCCGACACCGGCATGGTGAGCGGTGTCGGCGCTGAGAGCGCGCCCGGCTACAAGTTCGGCCAGATCGTCAACGGACGCAAGCCCGCGCTCAAAGCGTACGAGACGCACGCGCGCGCCTACAAGGAACGCGAACAGCACCTACAGTGGCGTCAAGCCGCCCTCGGCTGGGGCGGGTACGGTGGGGCAACGAAGAATGACGGGGAGGGCGAGTACGAGCGCGTCCACATGGACAATAAGAGCCTCTACACGGGGCGCCCGCGTTTCAGCGGCAGCCACGCGGGCCGCACGCCCGGCCAGCCGCACAAGACCCCGGGCGTGAAGCCGCCAGAGCATATGCGTAAGCCTGGCACGGACAGCGGGAAACTGTTCGCCGTGTGGGAGGGACGTAAACGCTCGCTCCCACCCGACTGGGAGAAAAGCAGTCTACTACGGGCGACACTAGAGGCGGCGTCCGCGCCCACACCGCCGCCAGCGAGCGCCAGTAGTAGCGTTCCCCCGCCGCCCGCGCCTCCCATCCCGCCGGTTCCACCGCCGCCCCCGCAGTAACAGGCGACGAAACGCAAGCGAAAGAATAACGCCCCGCAGACGCGCCCAGCACCCCCAAGAAGGAGCCTGGACGAGCGTCTGCGGGGCTTTCGCGTACCCGCGCGTACTCGCGAGCGTCCGCGACGTGAAATCGCGCCACAGGCGCTTACAGCGAATCGCGCGCCTAATTCTCAAACCACGTAAACGGCTCACGCTCCACCACGCGGCCGCGAATATACCGATTATAGGGGCGCTTACGACGCTTACCAGGGTGCGCAGTCTCACAATGCGCGATCACACCGCGCACAGGCTCCGGCTCCACCGTCTCCGTTACAATCCTAGATTATTCTAGGTTGTATGGCCTCGTTGCCAAGGCCAGCTCCAAGCCTCACGGCGCTTTTCTGCGCACGCTTGGTTCGCGCTTCACCGGGGTCCGCGTTACCAGACACTAGGTCGGAACGCCTTACATCCCCTCCACGCGCGTTTAGGGTCTCCGGGGCACTCCCGGCGACACAAATGTTTATTGCTGCGTTTAGGTCGCGGTCCATTGTGAGGCCGCAACTGTCACAACGGTAGGTTCGCTCGGCGAGGGAGAGCTTGGCTTTCACACTCCCACACTTCGAGCAGGTCTGGCTACTGCGATACCAGCGGTCCACCACATGTAGTGCCGTGCCGCTGCGTGCGGTCTTGTATTCCAACTGTCGGCGGAACTCGCCGAAAGCCGCGTCGCTTACTGACTTGGCGAGGTGGCGATTCTTCACCATACCCGCCACGTGTAGGTCCTCGATACTAATATCCGAGTACTTGTTAGTGAGCCACGTGGTGAGCTTGTGCAGCCCGTCTTGCCGCTGGTTCGCCACACGCGCGTGAATACGGGCGACTGTGGCTTTTGCTTTGGCGCGCCTGTTTGATCCTTTGGTTTTTCGACTGAGCGCTTGTTGGACGCGCTTTAGGTTCCGCTCGCTGGCCGCAAGATGACGCGGGTTGTCAACGACAGTGCCGTCCGACAGGGTAGCGAGATTCTTCACACCCAAATCCACGCCGACAGCCCCGCCCCTCGGCGCTTTCCTCGTAACAGAGGCGTCGTCTCGCTCGACCGTCAAGGAAGCGTACCAGCGGCCCGCACGCATTAATACAGTCATACGCAACACCCGAGCGCCGTTCACTCGCTTGGTGACATCTTCCATGCAGTGAACCCTGCCAATACGCGGCAGCTTCAACGCCTTCGGGTCACCGCCAATCAGGCCAAACCCGCCAGCCGTGTACGCGAACCGAGGTGTCGTCTTGCTCTTAGACTTGAACTTAGGGAAGCCCACGCGACGACCCCTCCGGTCGCCCTTTCGGCTTTTCGACCAGTTAGACAAGCCCTTCGCCAAAGATTCCAACCCGTAACTGTAGGCTTCCTTGGAGTTCTCAGCCCACCACGGCTCACCATCATCACAGACGGCCAGAGCGTCTTTGTCCATGTTCCACTGCTTGCGCAGCGCATAGAACGACTGATCTATGCTCTCCCCCGCATCAAACGCGGCCTTCACGCGAGCAAGCATCGCGTTATACGCGAAACGGGCGCCACCAGCATGAGACAGGAGACGCCGCTCCTGCGACGGGGTAGGGTCAAGCGCGACCTTCACCGCTTCAAGCATCGCGCCTCACCCCTTCCCTTTTCTCCAAGTACTAGTCAACTATAACACACTAGCAAGCTAGGACAAATTAAAGCCCCAACAGCTTACAACCCGCTGACGTTCGCCGCGTTATCCACCTCCATCATCTGTTTTGCCTCGCCCGCTGGGACCGTCACGTGCTCAAAATGCTGACACAAGCCACGCCCACGATTCTCCGGTTTCGCGCGGCACACCGACAACGGCCCCTTCGGGCCACCAGTACGCCCCAACACAACACTACCCACAGAAACCAACCCCCACAACCAGCAATAGATAAGAAACAAGCGATATAAATCGGGAAGAAACGCAAGCAACACAGCGTCGCCGAGCCGCGAGCACACGCGCCTTCCCATCATAGCTCGCACACCCCGCCACTGGTACCCCAACACATAGTCGGCGAGATACGCGAGCGGGAGGAGATGCGAACAGGGCCGAGACGCTCCACTACTCTCACGCATGAGAATAGAGGCTGTCTCGGCCCTGTAACTATCGAGGAAACGCTAGGTGTTTAGCTGCGCTTGCTCTTGCGGTTCACCACCAGCGCGGCCAACCCCACTGCGGCTGCTGCCACCAGCGCACCGGCTGCTGCCACCACGACCATTGCGTTGCCGCCGGTCGATGGAAGCGCGGACGTGGAATGTACTCCCACACTCTGCGCGCCACCGGCTGCACCCACTTGGGGGTTGCCGGTACCGGCTTCGTTTGCGGTTTGCTTGGCTGCTCGAAAGGGCTGCTCGTGGCCCTCACCTTTCCCTTGGGTGGCTTCCCCAGGCTTGGCGTCAGTGTTCGCGTTTCCGTTTGGTGTGGCCGATGTGCCGGGTGTTTGCGGCTGCTCGTCGGCTGGCTGCGTCGGGGCAGGGGCTGGAGCGGGCTTGCCTGCGTCGCTGTCACCCGTGGGCTTGTCAACTGACGGTTCCGGTGTTTCCGGCTGCTTGTCGCCCGGCTTGTTTGCGTCGCCTGTTGTAGCGTTGTCGTTCGCGCCCGGGGTGTTTGGCTTCTCGGTCGCGTCGCTGTCGCCAGACTGCGTGTCAGAGGGGCGCGGTGCTGGCGTCGGGTCAGGTGCCGGTGCTGGCGTCGGGTCAGGTGCCGGTGCTGGCGTCGGCGTTTCCGGCACCGCGGGCGCGCTGGGGTCTTTCTCCCAGACGCGCACGTAATCGACGAGCATGTCGGAACCCGCGCCCTCATAGTCGTGCACGTATTTGGTGGCGTCCACGTACTCAGTATTCTTGCCATCGTCGCTTGCCAGGAACGTTCCGCCAACCATCTGGTTGAGGCGCAGCACCATGCCGTTGCCGTCCACAGTGAACGGGTTAGCGCCACCGAGGTCAGCGTACTTGACTGTGTGACCGGCCACGCCGTCCAGGTAGAACGTGATCTTGTCGCCGTCCTTTTCCACGCCGTACGTGTGGAACTCAGACTGGCTGGTCCCGTCGCCGCCGAGCTGGCCGCGATGCTGCTCACTCTTGAGCGGGTTGGATGCGCGGGGCGTGTGCGTGTTCGCCTGCAAATAATGCGGGTCCCACCCCTTGGACTCGAACGCGTCAATCTCACCGTTGCCCGGCCAGCTCCCCTTACTGCCCGCCATCCAGAAGCTCGCCCACGACGAGCGCCCAGCGGGGAGCTTGATGCGCGCCTCAGCGTAGAAGTCACCTTGCGCCGCGTACTTGACGTTCCCGTTACTGTCCCTCGTTTGGATCATCGCGGACGTGAACGGGGCCGCGTACTCGATTTTCTTGCCGTTCTCTGTGCGCGTGCACGTGCGGTCCACGGTCTCCATGCGCTTAGTGTCCTTGTTCCACTTTTCCCGGGTTGGGGAGTAGCGGGCGATCAGGTGCAGGTTGCCGCCGGACACGTTCACGTTCTCGGGGCTATCCGTGTAGTGCGCCTGCGTTCGCGCGTTCGGGTCGAAGCACGAGTAGCTATACCCCCATTTGGAGGTGTCCAGCGCCTCGCCGTCGAACTCGTCTTGGAAGCTGATCTTGTTGTATCCTTGCGCGCGCACCGCTTCCGGCACGGGGGACGCGCCAGCGCCGTCCGCCCACACGGGGGACGCACCTCCCGCGCCGACGACACTGCCTGCAATGGTCGCACTCGCCGCGAACGCAAACAGAGCACGGGAAAGCCCGCGACGAGAACGCGGACGATGTGGTACGTTGTTGCCACTTGCTGTCATATAAAACCCAGCATCCTTTACCTAGGGGTCAAAACTTACCCTCCGCAATAGCGCGCGACAACGCAACCAACAAAACCCCACAAAACACCGGGAAACCGCCGAAAACAAACGATTCCCGCACAGCGGAAAAGACGCGGGACCCGCACGCGAACGCACGCCCCTATCCGCAACACTCGCCATCGCGGACGGTTGACCGAACGGCGGTCAGCTTCCCCGCCCCACCATGCACCGTCCGCTACCAGCTCGCGTGATCGGCGCAGTAACGCGCCACCCCCCCACACCGTCCACTTACCGCGACGACGCGAGCCACCCACAAGAGCGGCCACACTCACACCCGCACGCAGGAAAGCTCACAGCACTCCACACAAAAGAAAGAGCGCCACCCTCACCCCACACGAAAGAGGGGAGGAGCGGCGCTAAACGGCGAAACACCTAGCCTAACTGTCACGACATGCGCAGAAACCCCTCCACGCGCGCACGCTCATCATCCGTCAACGATGCGTCACCCACCGGCCATCGCCCAGCAGCGCGGTTCTTAGCGCGCAACTCATCCAGATACGCGGCCAGCGACTCACCCCAGCCGAGGTCGCTCCACGCGCACGCCTCAAACCCCCGATTCGGGTCCACGACGCTAATACCTCCAACAGTCTCATAAGAGACGGCTGTATTCCCGGCAGGCACCACGCGCAACGGATGCTGCAACAACACCATATCACTATCGTAACAAGCCAGACGGATACCCACATTCCGTGCAAAAGGCGTGAACTCGCCGTCCACCGCCTTACACGCGGCGTCAAGCGCGGGAACACCCGTCACCCGAGAGGCGGCAGCACGAACAGCCGTACTGTTCCACAACGCCAGCAGCTCGTACAGGTCCACGGACGTTCCATCCGAGAACTCAACGACGCCATAGTCGGCGTACACCCCGTTCAGAGAGCCGCCGCCCATCAGCATGGGAACCAGGACGCGAACCCTGTCACCCGGCAGCATGTTCGCCTGGTTCTTCTTACCGCCGTCCGCGTACATGAAAGAAAATGACCCCACAAGAGCCTCCATAACATTCAACCGCCGCAACCTAAACACTCACGGCATAACAATCTTCCCAACAAGTTAAACATACCACGACTCGCGGTCACCACGCAACGCAAACCCGCGCCCACGCCACGGACACGCCCACAGCAACAGAGCGGACGCGGCGGCGGGCACGCGCCCGCGCAGGCGGCAACCTGAGCCGCCCCGTCCACAAAACGAAGTGGGGCGAGACACCACCAAGAAACCTTGGGAAGCGTCTCGCCCCACAATCACGCGCCAACCAACTAGCGCGAGGCCATCACCGGGTCACTTGCCGCGACGACGAGCTGCGGCCACACCAGCCGCGCCGCCGCCAGCAAGCAGACCAACGCCGCCCACAAGAGCCGCCGCGCTCGCGCCCGTCACCGGAAGACTCACAGCAGGCTTACTCTCCTGCGGAGCAGGCGGAGCGGCCGGAGGAGTCACCGGAGTGGGCGGGGTAGCCGGAGGAGTGGTTGGAGGAGTCGTCGGCGGAGTCTGAGGCTTCGGCTTCGGGTTAGTCACAGCCTTAGACGGATCACCCTTCACGCGCTTACCGGACGGGTCATTGCCCTCCGGGTGAGCGGTGTTCTCAATCTTGTCGGCGTCCACATCCTGCGCGGATGCGACCGACGTTGCAAAGCAGTCCATGGACTCGCCGATAGCGAGCGTCGCGACTGGGCACGACACGTCCGTGAGCGGGCTAGTACCCGTGTACTCGTCCTCAACAACCTTCACATCATTGAGGATTGTCTCACCGTCGTTCGTGACCTTGAACCGCCAGTGCAGCGTGTCACCCTCAGCATACTGCGGCTCGTCCACGGTCTTGACGATACTAATGCGGGGGTTGGGCTGCTTGATCTCAAACTCACCCTCCCACTCGCGCTCTTCTCCGCTGTTCGCCCACGTGTCGATAATACGACCGTCACCGTAAGTCGCGGCGTTGCCGCCGCCGAAGTCTCGCTCGTCAACCTTGTTGGCGCGCGCGTCGGTGACACCATACCAGCCGTGAACGCCCGCCTCCGTCGCACTATTCACGCCATCCATGGCGCTGGCCGCACCCGTGGGACGCGAATCGAACGTCGGGCGGCTCAGGTTCGAGTCATCCCAGTACACGGTCGCATCCCCGGCCGTGCCGCCATTCACCTGCGTGATCGTAATACCACCCAGGCGCTCCACGTCATCAAGCATGATATGGAGCTGCGAACGACTCTTCGCAGTGAGCTTCCACTTCACCTTCTCAATGCTGTCACCGGCTTCTACGCGGACCTTCGCACTGTCGGAGCCGGTGAACTCCTGGCTCTTACCGGCAGCCTCGAACGCGTAGGTGACTTCCGGGTCAAGGCCGGTGATCGTCGCATACCCGTTACCGGACGTGGGCGTGTCACCCGCCCACGCGACATGAGCGTCAGCGATGGTTTTCACCTTCGGGACAATAGTTTCGGGCAGATCAGCACTCGGCTCCTCGAAGAACATATTGTACACAGTCGTTGACGGCGACTCATTGTAGTTCTCACCGAGCAGCCAGTTGTTCGTGTTAAGTTTACGAGACGCTGGCGCGTACGCGTCCAAACCACTGTCCCACTCCACGTACCACGTGTCAAGGGACTTGTTGGTCGGCTCGTACACGGTCTGACCGTCAACGGTCGTCACCTTGTTGATGCCACTGGATGTGGCGGCGATAACGGACTCGATACCGTTAACGCCCTTCAATTCCAGCTTGTACACGTAGCCCGACGAGGACACTGGGTACATGGTGAGCGTCCCAGCGTTAGTGCCGAGCGTGCTCTCGCTAAAACCTCCGTCAAATCGCTGCGACAAATGCAGGCGCTTGACCCACAGGCGGCCCGGATGCCTGTCGTTGCCAGTGTAAACACCCATATGCCAATCCTGGTCACCCTTGTCGCCGCCGCCGTTAATCTCGCCCGACACGTCCGTGACGGGCTGGTAAGCGATCTTCCACACGCCGTCAACGCTCGCCGCCGGGTAGTAGCCGTCAGCGCCCGCAGTAACGGACTTGCCGTCCTGGTCGGTGACCCCCTGCACGCCACTGTTGAGGGCTGGGTCAATCCATAGCTGCTCGCCTGCCTTCACGTAGGCGTTAAACTCGTTCGACGCCGCAACCGGGATCGTGTCCGGCTTCTTTTCCGCGTAAGCAGCTCCAACGCCACCCACGTGACCATTCGGCTGCACAGCGTTCACGCCAGCCGCCGCAAGTGGCGCGCCCACAGCGAAAGCCGCCAACGCCGCGCCAGCCACGCGACCGGCACGCATCTTACTCATAGTATTCATCTTTGCCAAAAGGCACACCTCTCATCTCATTCCGCCGCACAATCCGCGACAGAAACGACTTGTCATCCGGCTCCCGCGCGCACCCGCGCTCACGCAACAAACGCAACCGCACGCCAGGCGCGCGAACCGAAACCAACTAGAACAAACAGTAAGTTAGTTCACGAACAACCAATATCGCAAACCAACAGGTAGAAACGCGGCAGACGCCGCATTGTCACATACGCTCATCATCCAACGGATCAACGCCACTGTTTACCGCGCGAGCCAACGACGCCAACGTGCGAGCCGCCTCATGACGCACTCGACGCACGGCAGCTCGCGCCTCAACGCCGTCCCACGACAAACGCGGAACAGGCACACCCGCAGGCTCCACCCGGCGACGAGACCCCGCACGCTCCCACCTGATGTTACGACGCACACGCCCCGTCTCACGGTCCTGCAACGTCCGCCAATCCAACCCGGACGCGAAATCGGGGTCAGATAGCGCGTCATACGCCGCACGCAGCTCACTGCCACGCTCACGCGCCGCACGCACAGCAGCGTCACCCAGCAGGCGAACAGCCCCACCCACCGTCAACGAGTCGTCACCGGCAACGCTCGCAGCAGGACAGCCACCAGGCGCGGGACAGTCGCCGGGGCACGCCTCAGACACAGGGCACTCGCCGGAAGAGGCCGGGCACTCGCCGGGGCGGTAACCGGAAACACCTTCGTCAACGCCGCACGCACTCTCACCTAGCGCACACCCGCCAACGCTACACACACCAGCGTCAAAACCGCACTCAGCATCGCACTCAACGCCAAGGCCGCAAGCAGAAGCACCGCACTCACCCTCGTTTTCGCTTCCCCCACGGTCGCCAGCAGCGGACACGCCCTTCACGCCCACAACCTCAAACACCGGGAGCGAAAACACGCGCTCAAACCCAACAACACTACCGCGAGCGCGAGCCAACTCAAATCCAATAAGTCCCTCATGCTCACCCTTGGTCGTATCCCACATGTTACCGGAACGGTCCACCCACCTGTAACCAACCAGAGTATGCGGAGACACAAGACGCACACTCACATCAAAACCCGCAGCCTCCAAACGCGCAACCTCACTGTCACGCTCCACCTCACCAACCGCCGACACGACCTCACACACACGACCACCACCAAGCGCAGCCAACACCTCAGCCGCACTCACCCGACGACCATACACGCGCGGACGAGGAACAAACGCCCCACTATCACGCACCCTCAGCGTCCACTTGCGATCCTTAAAAGTCCGAGACATACAGCCCCCTCAAATCATGCACCACCTGCCACCAACACGCCGTCAGCACACCGGGCACGCCATCAACTACTACAAAACCGCAATAGCGCACACGCCCACAAACTTCCATTTACTTCTAATTTTCATCAAATTTGAAGCAATTATAAGAAAGGCACAAAAGCGGCGGGCGACGCGCAGCCACACCCAAGCCACACGCGCCCGCCATAATCGCAAGGCAGCGAACCGGAACCCGCCCCAGAAAGACCAGAGAGCGCCCCTGACTGCGCCTACTCCCCGCGACGACGAGCAAGCTCACGACTCGCATCAGCGCGACGACGATCAAGCTCACGGCGAGCATTAGCGGCAGCCCGGCCAATACCCTGCGCAATCGCCTCTAGCGTCTCCTCACACACGTTCGGATGCTTGATCGCCAAATCCTTAGCCCAGTCGTTACCCCACACGGCTGCAAGATGCAGAACATCACCGTCAACATCATCCTGCATAGAGACAAAGGCCAGCGCATTATCACGCACACGCCTACTACCATGCACCAGAGCAGCGAAAGCCTTAGCAGGCAATCCGCGCACGCGCCCCACAGCCTCGCGAACCTTCGGCATGTCGCTCGCAGCAAACAACACCAGAGTACGCTCTAGGTTCTCAGCGTCCTCGCCTTCCGCGCCTTCCTCCCAAAGAGCGCCAGCAGCCACCACGGCCAACACCAGCATATCCTCCATGTCCATCGACGCGACCGCCAGAAGAAGCTCAGGACGATTATCGCCCTCATCATTCAGAACAAGCTCACGGTAAGGGGAACCCTCGGGAAGAATGTCCCACATCTCCTCGTCCTGGTAGCGCATAGTCGAAACATCCATCATGACAGCTCTCCTTTTTCAACGGCGGCTCGTAACAATTCCCATACTAGCACGAAAACCATGCGTGCGCGAGACAAAAACGCACTACACCACAATTCATCACGCAACGAAAACCCCCCTCTCGCAGACGTTCGGGAACCATCCCGACAACACCCACGAGAGGGGAGAAAAACCACAAACTATGCGGCTCACAGATCAGGCGTAAACAATCTGCGCGCACTCCGACTCGTCGTCCGGCAGAACGAGAGCGTACGCCTCAAACCCAGCGACCTCGTTCAGGCCGTCCACAAACTTGGTCAACAGCTCACGCAGGCGCTCCATCGTGAACGACTCCGACAGCCGGTACATAACATGCTGGTCAACACTGTCATTGCAGCCATCGTACACCGTGCCAAACTCATTCCACACGCGGCGGGTACGAGTCTTACCACCCTCGCGGAAACTCTGCGTATGGAAGAAACGCGCCTCGCCACCGCAGTTATGAGCGTTCTTCAAGATGACGTAAGAATCAATCTCATCCCACGACTTCTCAGCGACGCTCTTATCGAGGTACGCCTGCTTATTGAAATCGTCCGGCGACGCGCAGCACGAGCACGAACCCTTAAAAGTCATGGCGAAAATGGGGAGCTGATACTCCTCCTGGAGCGCCTTCGCAATGCTCAGCGCGTCCTTCCACGTAGGGAGAGCGTTGTTCTTTTCCATGATCGTACTCCTTAGATTTTTGCGTTTTCGTGTTGGCGCTTCTTACCCTCGGGGTTAGCGCGCCCATCCTGCCGGGAACGCTACCCCCGTTCACGTGAACAAGCATACCACGCGCAGGGCGTGCCGCGCAACCACAAAACAGCGAAAGCTACGACACAACGCCTTCTCGCAACGCGCCACCAGCATCGGCGACAACGAATAGGACACGATCACTCGCCGACGGCCGTGCGGCGACGCTCCAACTCCACACGAGCCGCCTCAGCCACGTCAACGTCAACCTTAACGCCGCGACACATGGCAAAAATCTCCTCGTCAGCGATAGCGCGCAGAATCTCATCCGACAGGTCAGCGGCGCGCTCAAACACCGCGATACGACAAGCGGCGCTACCGCCATACGTCACGGCACTGTTTAAATCTTCACCGCACACCGTCTTATTGCGCACGAGAGCACACGCCACATCAGCGTCAGGAGCCACAATAAGAGCATCAAAAACCATACCCGGCATGTGCCACACCTGAGCCAGGGTAGTCTTTACTTCGGTGCTCCCCTTCCTCGCCAGCACGAGCATAGCGTCGGCCAACCGCTTGATCTCACGCGGACGATTGTAGTTGTGCTCGTAGTCGGGATTAGTAGCGTAATAATACCAATCGGTAGCCAGGTACGCCGCCGTATTATGCATCATCGTCTCTCAGTTCAGTGACGCGACAATTAGCGCCATATCGGGCGTCAATTCCTCACCGTCGAGAATCACCGCCTCAGCGTAAGGCGAACCCTCGGGAAGAATCTCCGTCAACTCGTCATCACTGAGCAGGCGCGACAAATTGGGGACAGCGTTCGCGCAGTCCTTAGTCAAAACATCGTCCTCAAACAGATCGTAAAACATTACGCACCCTTTCACCATACACGCCACACGGCGCGACTTTTCACCTGTTGACAGTAACAATTATACCACAAACACGCGTGCAACCGCAACCATCACACCGCCTGCCAACACCCCGACAAGACCGCCCGCACCCAGCGCCGCGCACCTGTCATGACACGAGGCGACGCGCATGGTTACACAAATCGAAACGCCGCGATAATTCGCGCCGGGCGGCAGAATCGCCATGAACCGCCAACGCGACCTGTACTCGCTCACTCAACGAACGGCGACGCGCCAACGCGACCTGAGCGCGCCCGTCACCGTGTACCACGAGCGCCATTTGAGCGTCCTCGCATAAATCGTCACGCCCCGCCAGCGCCATGTGGACGCGCTCACCACCGAAAACCACCAGTGATTTTTGGTCCTTGTAGCTCAACTGAGGGCGAGACGCACACTCCACCATCTCATCCTCACACATAAACACAATCGGTTTGTTACCAGGCGATACGTCGCCGCGTGAATCATCCCACCACCGAGAATCATCCCGACGGCGGGAACTGTTCGGAAATTCCGAATAGTTCGACCCGAAACGCTCACGGACACCGTGCTCCGCGCGCTCACGAACCGCATCGAAACGAGCTTGTATGTCACGCTCCACGCGCTCGCGAGTAGCGCGCATACGCTCATCAGCGAGACGAGCAGCACGCTCCGCCTTCAACCGATACAGCGCCGCATCATCCCCGTTATGGTCGCGCACAGCGCGCACATACGCTTGCGACAGTTCCGCGCGCTCCGACACGCGCCTGTCCGCATCCTGCGCCAACGCACCCAGCACGTCACCGGGAACGAATACGTTATCGGCGAGCGCGCGACGCACACTCCACACCTTATCCCCCGTCAACACCCTGGCAGCGGCCTCCGGCACGCCAGTCCACGACGCGAGCCACGTGCGCGTCTCCTCCCCGCACTCGCGGGCAGCAGCCTCACACAGCGCGTCCACGCCATCGCCGCCGCGCGTCACGAAATGAGTAAGCTCATACGTGCGCATCTCGCCCACCTTGTCCACCATCCATGCTACGCTCACGCACTCATTCTTCGACAGCAGTTCACGCGTGCGAGAACCCGGCAACGAGCCTTCCCACAGCTTGCGCGCCACCTCACGCGACAGGTCCGCTCGGGCAGCGACAGCCTCCCGCACCTCATCATCACTATCAGCCGCCAGCTTGTCCACCACGTCAGCGGGCAAATCTGCCAGCTTCGCGGCGATAGCGCGCACACTCGGCCACGGGTTACGAGCCAAACCAGCAGCAACCGCCACATCCACGCTTCCGCGCCGAGCGACACGGCGCGCCCCATCCGCATCCACGCGCTCACACGCAGCCGCCAACACGCGGGGCGTCAAATCGGCGCGCGACAGAACAGGCGACACATCATCCAACGCGTTCACCACCGCGAGCAACGCGCTCTCGCCGAGCGGCGCATCCCTGAGCGCAACACTACGAGCAACACTCTGACTGCGCGAGACCAGCAGCGTCAACTCACTATCCGACACGTCCGAACGCGACGCGAACGCCGACAACACCTTACCCCGATCATCACCCATCAGCCGGTTACGCACAGACGGACGCAAACCCACACTGTCGCGGGCGATCTTCACGGCCACGCTCTCCCACTCGCCCATAGCCGCCAACAGAACGCGGTCAGGCATCGTCTCCTCGCGCGCCACGGCAGCAAGAGCAGCATCCTCACTCACCCTCACAGCGGTCAACACCGCGTCACTGAGCGCATAATCGTCAGCATGTTTCACGCACCACATGGCAACCCCGCCACCATGACGCGCCACAAGTCCCTCTAGCGTGCCAGCAGAAACCGGGTCGCCCGCATCCAACCGCGCTTGCAGGGCGCGCGCAACCATCTTGTCGCCGCGCTCAAACTCGCGAGCAGTCTCACGCTCCCACGGGCGCATCCGCTCATAATCTTCCGGGCTGCGACGCAGGTCAATACCCATCACACTGATCTGCCAGTCGGTGAGCAGACGGTTCTCTACCAGCACCTTCGTCACCCGCAAGCGGTGCCAGCGGATAATCTCAGCCAACGCCTCATCGCCCACCCGATCAGCATGAACGCGCAAAAGAGCCACAACAACACCCTCGTTGCTATCGCCCGCCAGAACGTCCACAAAAACGCCGGGGAGGTTACGACGCCCGGCGGCGACGCGCCTGAGCGACGGGTCAGAAGCAAACACATAAGAAGCAGTCTCCACAGGAGAGCGATTAAGCTCCGAGCCGATACGCAGAACGCGGTCAACAGCGCACACGTCATCCTCGCGCACGCCACCCCACACGCGACGCAACTCATCCACAGTAGTGGCGCTCATAGCTCATTCCCCTTCTCGGCAAGTCCCTTGTTTGCTTTCCGCCCGCACGTTTTACTCACGCACGCTTGTCCTGACACATTCAATAAAACCCATCATAGCACACGAGTAGGCACGGACGCGCGACAAACACAAACGACCAGAGCGAGAAGCAAACACCGCCCGCAACCACCAAACGTAGCGCACGCCACAAAACGCTGTTTCCAGCTTGCACGCTCGCGTCTACACATGCAGACTACATGTTGTCGGCGGGAAACAAACCGCCAAAAACCAAACAACCCGCCCGGCGGTGAAAGAAACATCCACCGGGCAACACCACAGAAAGAGAGACCAACCATGTCGAACACCACCTCTATCAAGGGCTTCATGAACTTCCCGACCCAGTTCGCCGACGGCACCGTCATCGGTAACGAGGACGGCGGCCCCGCGTTCCTCCAGGGAGAGACCATCACCGAGGTTACGCCCACCACTGGCGCGCTCGCAGGCGTCAAGGTCATCACCAAGCACACCACCGCCCACCCGACGCGCGACATTGAGGTCGGCGAGGGTGAGCGCGCCCTGGTTCCCCTCGTTACCGCGTGGGCGCTCACCGATATGCGAGACAAGGTTCTCGTCCCCGGCCCCATTGACCACCGCGAGGGACCGGCAATCGTTTACAAGGGCCTCGCACGCTTCAAGGGCGGCAAGGACATGGCGTTTGGCAGCAACATCGCCCCCATCACGTTCGACCCGGAGGACGTGGCGGAGATCGTTAACCTGACTCCTCACCCCGTCGTGTTCAAGCGCGACGGCATGGACGACCTTGTTATCGAATCGTCCGGCTCGGTGCGCGCCGAGGAAGAGTTCTCTGAGGAGCCGACCGAAATCGTTGACGGCATCCCCGTCTACGACCTGTCCTACACGGGCAAGATCATCGGCCTGCCCGACCCGGTTCCCGGCCCCATCTACGTTGTGTCGATGATCGCCGCGCAGGCCATGCTTGCGCTCGGCATCAAGCGTGGCGACGTGGTGTCGCCCAACTTTGTGCCCGCCCTCGGCGGCGCGCCCTCCGTCACGCTCCACATCTGAGCAGGTAAGACGCACAGTAAGCCCCGACATCTTTACGCTTGCCGGGGCTTACTCACATCAGGAACACGCATGGTTCCACAAAAACTCGTGGAACTGTAATACAATCGAGTCAACAAAGCAACATAACCAGACGAGCGGGAGAACACTCATGAGCGACAACACCTCCATCAGCGAGAACACGGCGGACGCACTGTACGACGCGGCCACCGCGCAGTACGCGCTCCACACCCTAGAGCAGCTACGCCGCGAATACGACCTCGCGTCACCCGACGAACAAGAGGCCATTAACAACCTCATCGAACGGGGCGCACAAATCGTGTTCAATAGCGACCTCCCCGAAGCATACGTGACCGTGGATCAGTGGACACAGATTAGGCCGCACAAGTGGGGCATCGGCGACTGGTCTGATGCCATCCGTGAAATCTTCATCGAGGACGACCACTACGTGTCCTCGCGCGCTTTCGCGGGAGCCTGCCACTTCGAGAACCCTACCGCCTACGTAACATTCTACCCGCTCAACCGTTACAACCTAGTTTATTCTAGGCTGTATGACCTCGTTACCAAGGCCAGCTCCAAGCCTCACAGCGCTTTTCCGCGCCCGCTTGGTTCGCGCTTCACAGAGGTCAGCGTTGCCCAACAATACGTTGGCCCGACTTACATCCTCTCCACGCGCGTTTAACGTCTCCGGGGCACTCCCGGCGACCTGAATGTTAATGGCCGCGTTTAGGTCACGGTCCATAGATGCACCGCACGCGTCACAGTTAAACACTCGCTCAGATAGGGATAGCTTGGCTTTCACTACCCCACAGTTTGAGCATGTTTTACTGGACGGAAACCAGCGGTCAACCACACGCAGCGCGGCACCCGTGCGCGCGGTTTTATACTCTAGCTGGCGACGAAATTCCCCCAATGCAGCGTCCGACAGGTTACGGGCGAGATGACGGTTTTTCACCATGCCCGAGACGTTTAAGTCCTCAATGCACACAATGCTGTATGTATTGGCGATCATGGCCGTAGCTTTATGGATGGCGTCTGCTCGCACGTCCACCACGCGTGCGTGCAACCTGGCGACACGCTCCCGCGCCCTCTCACGCCGGGTGCTACCCACGATTTTACGGCTCAGCGCTTGCTGAGCCTTCCGCAACATCCTTAGCTTCGCGTTCAGGGCACGAGGATTAGGGACAACAGCCCCATCCGATAGAGTGGCGAGGTTTTTCACCCCAAGATCAACACCAACCGCGCCGCCTTTCGGCGTGCCACTGGCGCGCGGCTCTCGCTCCACAGTCAAACTCGCATACCAGCACCCAGCACGACGAGACACGGTTATACGGACAAGATGCGCACCATTCACGCGCTCATACACATTCTCCATGCAATGAACACGGCCGATGCGGGGCAATTTCACCCCGTAAGGGTCACCAGACTTGGGCGCGGTAAACCCCGTGGAATAAGCGAAGCTCGCAACACTGTTCTTCGACTTGAACTTAGGGAACCCAACACGCTTGCCCTTACGCTGACCTTTACGGGACTTCGCCCAACTAGAAAAGCCGCGAGCCAATCCATGCAAGGCCATGTTGTAGGATTCTTTACTGTTCTGACTCCACCACACAACGCCCGTATCACGGTTGACAGCAAGCTCATCCTTATTCGCGTTCCACCAACGACGCAACCCATAATGCGACAAGTCGACAGGATCGCCGCTATCCAGCGCCTCCTTCACATGAGCGAGACCAGCGTTGTACGCGAAACGCGCGGCCCCGGCATGACTCGCCATCAGGCGCTCTTGTTTGGGTGTAGGGTCAAGCCGAACCTTAACCGCTTCATAAGAACCCATCTGGCGAAATCACCTCCAAGCCTTTTCCGATCATTTACCAGCGTGGCACTTACCACAACACAATATCAGTGAAGAAGCCAAAACAGCCACACAGCAAGCACGCACCCCGTACTCATCCACAGTCCCATCAGCCTTGCCGACCTCCCAGAAGGGACACGTATTTATCTGATAGATGACGAATACCAGGTGTCGTATGGCGGGATGATTTGGCCGCCGAGAGCAGTGGACGACATTACGCCACCAAGCAGCACGATGACGTTTGACGCGTTTTGGGACGAAATGGTCACGCTTTACGCGAACCACATCGACAACGAGGACATTATGCCGCGCATCACGCACATGCCCGACACGAACATGTGATACAATCGAAAATAGAAAACGAACGAACAAGTACGGCGAACAGGGAGACGACGAAACCATGAACGCGACGAACGAGAACGTTACCGACATCCTGTACCGGGCCGCCGCAGCCCGAAACGCATACGCGCTCCTCGTTGCCCTGCGACGAGCCTACAAGAACGCGCCACAGTCACAGTGGCAACGCGAATACCTCCGACTGCGACACCGCGATGGCGCGTACATCATCTACTACACAGAGAACTACTACAACGGACAGCCATTCCTCGGACTTAACGGCGCTCCCGGCAACCCACTTGACGACGAGTGCGTAAGCGAATGGATGAACGCCGTCACCCGCATCCTCCTCGATGAGACAGCGGACAACGACGGCGAAACCGTGCGCGCCAACAAACACGAGATCATGAGCGCTCTCGCGTTCCTCAACTTCAATGAGTCCAACGGAGAGTATCGTATCCCGATCAATCCCAACAACCACATGGTTGGCATATACCGGCGACTAGCCGAGGACTACACGGCGCAGGCCGCGCAGCTCCTCAACAGCGACAACGCCCGCTGACAACGATCTTGCGACCTACATGAACTAAACCGAACGGAAAAGGAACAATACTCATTGAGTATCAAATAGGAATACATAGCGGATATTCATAATCTACGCTTGCACCCTGTTTGATAGTCGCCACACTGGTCCCCAAAGCGCCACGCGCGCTTTGGTCCGCTAGTACCCTGGCCTCCAAGCATGGTGCTTGTACCCTAGCGGGACTCAAAGGGAGTTTCACCCCCTCGGTTCTCCTCGTCCCCATTTTTGGCGTAGGAACGTTTTTCGTCCTATCCAGCCCTGGATATTTCAACGAAACCCTAGCGGGCGGCGTTTTGAGCGGCGCTTGTGGCCCAAGTTTCCTGTTTTTCGCCCGCGTCACCCTCGCCTTAGCCACACGCGGTACGGCACGGGCGGCAATGTTCGCCGCAGCGTTCACATCCCGGCCCATCACCCCATGCTCGGGACAAACGGATACCTCGTGCGTGGGGTGCGAAACGCGCGCCCCGCATTTATGGCACAGTTGCGACGTGTTCGAGGGGTTTACAGCCACGACCCAACCGCCATTCTGCGACACGTAGTGGGTGAGCCACTGCATAAGTGCGCCTCGGTTCCAGCGGCCGTTCTGCATCGTGTTACTAATCCAGCCTAAATCTTCCACGGCCACAACAGCGTTCTCCCACAAGTGGGAGAGATGAGCTATCTCTTGCGCCGCGAGAATCGCAAGCTCCCGCTTCTTCCTGGATGCGGCCTCACGGTGAAGCTGAGCCTCATCCAACGCGGACATACGCGCCTGCCGGTCGCCGAGCATCGTCGCGGCTTTCTTTCGCAAATACCTGACTTGCCGCTCAGATGCGCGAACACTGTTCCAGAGCGATTGTACCCGCTGGGAGAGCGTCGTCTCATACACTATCCGCCCTGTTTTCACATCGCGCACCACGACAGTAGCGTAGTTGTTGATTCCCACATCCACGCCGATAACATAGTCTCCCGAAAACTGCACGACAGGGTTATCGGTCACGACGGTGAAAATAAAAACCGGCTGACCGTCTTGAGCCTTAACGAGCGGTAGGGTGATCTTACCCTCGCGGAACCGCTTGTTATCGAAGTTGAAGATCAGCCGATACCATGCGCCTTGAATAACCATTTTCAGGATAATCTCGCCGTCAGTAAACGGGTCATTCTCAATACGGGCATAAGCGCCGTCCACAGCACCCAAGTTCACGTAGTCCTCGCCATACGAGGGTGGGGAGACATTTACGGTGCGCTTCCAGCCCTGGCTCACGTACTTGGAACTTTCCCCATTCGCGACCTTAACACGCTCCTCGTAGGAACGGTAAGCGGCCACAACGTTATACTGAAGCAGCTTCTCTTTACGCGACCTACCAGACTTACCCGTCACCAGAAAATCGGGCATCGCCACGCCCGCCTGGCGACCAGCATCGGCAGGTACAGATGTAGTAACAGCCGCCAGTCGTCTCCCCAACGCCACATCGTTACGAACCACGTATGTTGCGTAAGCCGAGATGTCTCGAACCTCAGACGCGAGTTCAGCCATAACGGGGCCGCTATCTAGTAGCTCACCGTTCAGGTCCAGAACATGAGATGGGCGCGCGACAAAAGCCTTATAGGTCCGATTCTTTGCCAACGCCACTCCCCCCAAAAAAAGAAATACACTCAATACCAGCTATACAAGCAATAGCAACGAAAACATCAACCGTTACACAGCACCAGTCAAGCATACAACAAAAGCCCCGGAACCGCCCCATCGTGGGGTAAAAGGTTCCGGGGCTTCACTGCACTCACACCAGCGTTCCACGCCGACAGCGAGCGTTCTCCTACCGCCAGCGTGAGACGCGCGCGTTTACTGGCCGCGCAACCCACCATCCAACAGCTCATCCACGCGGGCGGGCACCAGGGAGCGCGCGTCAACCTCCACGGACGCAGACGCGTTCACCATCATACCGCCCTCACCGGGCACAAACAGGCTCGTGCGCGCACCATCCGCCACGTCATCCAACCCCACGCCATCAGCCGGGGTCCACAGGCGCATGTCGCGCACCATCCCGTCTTTAGCGACAAACGACGTGACCGCGCTCGGCGCGCTCTCACCCGACATGTTGGTGAACCAGGAGGAACCCGCGTCAATGGAGGACACGCCCACCACCCACGTCTTATCTCCCACCAGGTACATTTCCGGCGTGTGATAATGGCCGTGAACGAAAATGTTTGCCATGTGCGCGTAGGCGATGCGCCCCGCCTGCATGTTTTTCACATGCTGACGCATTTTCGCCTGGCTCGCGCCGCCGCCAACGTGTCCGTGCTCAAAAAACAGGGCACTCTTATCGTCCGCACTGGGCTTGACCGTGCAGGCCGCATCGTAGTCGGACGGGCACACGAACGACATGTTACCGTACACGTCTGGCCGCATTTCAGCCATGCGCCTGATCACCCGCTGCACGTGAATGCCATAGTCGTCCGATAGGACGCTAGATGCGCGGTTTTTGTTTCCGACGCCCGTGCGCACCTCACAGTGGTTGGAGGGGACGGCCACGTAAATGAGGTTGTCGCACTTGGAATGGAGGACACGCAGCCCTTCCCAGATGAGGCTGATCGCGGCCTCTAGCTGGTCAGTCAGGTTCAGGTCGTTGGACTGGCGCTGCGACCCAACGTTCATGAAGTTTTCGATAATGTCACCCAGGTCAGCGGCAACAATCGTCTTGTAGTGGGGCAGTTCGGCTTCCATTTGCGCGTACACGCTACGAACCCTCTTATACAGGTTCACCGTGCCGCCATGAACGTCGGTCTTGCCGGTCTGGAAGTCCGCGAGCGCAACAACCAGCGTCCCATCCGCGTAAGCGCCAGCCCCGGCAACACTACGAGTATTGTGGTGCTTCACGTAGTCGGCTGCGTACTTGTCCATGTCAGCGCGCAAAGACTCGAACGCAACACGCTCACCCTCATCCAACGCGGCTTTCGTCTGGTCGATGTTGACTTTCAGCCACGAACCATCCATCTCCGGGATACGCAGCGACGCACGATACGGTGTCACAGCATCCGGGGACACACCCAAACGGGATGCAGCCAACTCGGTAGCCGCATCATGAGCCTCTTTCAGCGCGCGCCTAGCCCTGTCAGCCAACACCTCAACATCCGAGCCGCCATTAGTAACAGTGACATCCGTGTTCGCGTCATCGTGAACGCCCACCAGATTTGAGTCCGCGTCCGAGGCGACACCCTCAACAGCTACGCCAACCGTCGTGACCGTGTTACCCGCCCCATCCGTAAACCACGACGAACCCGCATCAACATGCGACTCGCCAACCTCAAACGAACCAGACACAACAACAGGAGACGAGGGTGTGGGAGAAGCAGCGTTAGGTGCCGAAACGGCGGGCGAAACAGCAGGTGAACCAGCGGGCACAACACCCTGGATAGCGGACTCAGATCCGCGAGCATCAGACACGCCGGCCACGCCATGAGCACTATCAGCCCCGGAAACGCTCTCCCACACGTCAGCGACCACGCGCCCCGGCACGCGCGCAGCAGCCTCAAAAAACTCCGGGTACCTGCGCGCCACGCTCTTACGCCTGTCACGCACAGACCGCTCACTCACACCAAACACGCGCCCCAAAGCCGTGTTCGCCATATGCGCCACGCCACTATCACGAAGCAGCGTGTCAGCGAGAACAGCCGCCTCATAATCGCTACCGCCCGTCACGTCGCCAGCGGGAGCCTGCACGCGCTCACGCGCAGCCTCCACACCGTCAACAAACTCGCCAAGGAACGCCCACGCGCGCCCCAACGACCAGGAGCCGCCCACGTTATCGCCCGTCATCAACAAAAGTCCTTCCCGCGCCCACACGCACCCCACAAGCAGCCACCAACACGGCGGCAACGTCAAACACAGGGGCGCACGTAAGCGCGTCACAAATTACACTCACCATCAATATAAGCAGCAAGACGTACAAACGTCAAAACCTCACCAAAACACGCGAACAGAACACCCCATACCCAAAAGAAACGCAAGCGGAACATCAAACACCGCACGCCGCAGTAACAATCGTCTTGGCAGACGCCTTCCCCTTTACCGATATTACTTACATATGAAGCCGTTTTACGTGAGTATCTGAGGAGGGGTGCGTTGGCTAAAAACAAAACCTATAAGGCTTTCCTTGCGCGCCCAACCTATATTCTGGACGCGAACGGCGAACTACTGGACAATACACCTGTCTTACTGTCCCTTGCGTCTGAGGTTCGGGACATCTCTAGCTATTCGACATATGTCGTTCGCAACGATGTGTCTTTATGGGACGAGCTGGCTCGGGCTACAGCGACATCACCCGCCGTGGCTGGTCGCCAAGCTGGCGTCACCATGCCTGATTTTCTGGTAACAGGCAAGTCTGGCAGATCGCGTAAAGAGCGGTTGATGCAACATAATGTTGTCGTGTCTTGTCGTTCCTGGCAGGAGCGAACCAAAGTCGCGAACGGGGAAAGTTCCAAGTATGTGAGCCAGGGCTGGAAACGTACCGCAGACGCTTCCCCACCCTCGTATGGCGGAGATTACGTAAACCTTGGTGCCGTGGATAAGTGGTATGCGGCCATAGAAAACAATCCCTTCTGTGACGGAGAGATCGTCTTGAAGATGGTTATTCAGGGCGCGTGGCACCGGCTGATCTTCGATTTTGACAACACGCGATTCACGGAAGGCAAGGTCACTCTACCGCTCATTAAGGTTCAGGACGGCCAGCCCTTGTTCTTCTTCACCGTCGTCACCGATAACCCGGTTATCCAGTTTTCGGGTGACTATACTATTGGCGTGGACGTGGGAATCAACAACTACGCCACCGCCGTAGTACGTGACGTGAAAACCGGGAGGATAGTGCATGAGACGACGCTCTCCCAGCGTGTTCATTCACTCTGGAACAGCGTCCGCGCCTCCGAGCTACAAGTCCGTCGCTTGCGAAAGAAAGCTACGACGATACTCGGCGACCGGCAAGGGCACATGTCCGCGCTGGATGAGGCACAGCTCCACCGCGAGGCAGCGTCCAGGAAGAGGCGTGAGCTGGCGATTCTCGCAGCGCAGGAGATAGCCGACTTGTCGCACGTGTGGGGCAACGCCGTCGTCGCGGTAGAAGATTTAAGTTGGGTCATTAACACGGCGCAGCACGGCAGGTGGAACCGTGGCGTGCTCATCCAGTGGCTCACACACTACATGTCTCAAAACGGCGGATGGGTTGTGGCGGTCAACGCCGCGAACACATCGCAACTGTGCCATAAATGCGGCTCAAAGGTTACGCACCCCACGCACGAACTATCGGTCTGTGCCGAGCATGGAGTGATGGACCGGGACGTGAACGCTGCAACCAACATCGCCGCACGCGCCGTGCCACTCGTCGCTAAGGCGCGGGTGACGCGGGCGAAAAACCGGAAACTACGGCCACAGCAGCCGCTCAAAACTCCCGTGGCTAGAAACTCGTTGAAGTATCCAGGGCGTGACCGGACAAAAAGCAAGCCTACCGCGAAAAGGAAGAAACGCCATCTCGTTTCTAAGGGGGTGATTCTTCCTGTATGCCCCGCTAGGGCACAAGCGCCATGCTTGACGGCCAGGGTACTAGCGGACCAGGGCACCACCTGTAGCGCTCTGGGGACCGTTCAGGCGGCACTCAAACAAGGTAATATAGTTTACGAACGTAGACTATACATTCCTGTTTGATACTCTTTAATTATGCCTCCGCCCGCAAACCGCCACCAACTCTCTACAGCAGCGGCTCTCGCTCTCGCGTGGCCGTTCGCGTTCATTGCACTAGCGGGCGCTCTCGCGACCAAGCTCGCGGCCAACCTCATGATCGCAGTCGGCGAGCATATTAACAACACGTGGGACGCAGCCATCAGCGACGAGGACGACACTACCATCGTCACCAAGCTCACCGTTGCAAACAACCTTTGTTCTAGCTTGTTTGCAGGACAGTCTTGCGACTATCCGCTCCAAGCCTAACAGCACGGCGACCGCCGCGCACGCTTGGTTCGCACTTCACAGAGACTCGCGTTGCATGACCGCTGCGGTCACTCCGTCTTACTGTCGCTCCATGCGCGTTTAGGGTCTCCGGGGCACTCCCGGCGACCAAAATGTTTATCGCCGCGTTCAAGTCACGGTCCATTGCTAGACCGCAGCTATCACAACGGTAGGTTCGCTCGGATAGGGAGAGCTTGGCTTTCACACTCCCACACTTCGAGCAAGTCTTACTACTACCATACCAGCGGTCCACCACATGAAGCCGCGCGCCGGTACGAGCCGCCTTGTATTCTAGTTGGCGGCGGAACTCACCAAACGCCGCGTCACTGACCGACTTGGCGAGGTGATGGTTTTTCACCATGCCCGCCACGTGTAGGTCCTCGATGCTAATGTCCGAGAACGTTTCAGCGAGACGAGTTGTGAGCTTGTGCATTGCGTCAAGTCGCTGGTTCGCCACACGCGCATGGAGATTCGCCACCTTAGCCCGCGCTTTTTCGCGCCGGTTTGAGCCTTTGGTTTTCCGACTCAACGCCTGCTGCGCCCGCTTTAGCTTCCGCTCCGACTTTTGCAGGTATCGCGGATTCTCAATAACCGTCCCGTCCGACAGGGTAGCGAGATTCTTCACACCCAAATCGACACCAACAGCACCACTCTTCGGGCGTTTCGCCACCGGCTTATCCTCACGTTCGACGGTGAGCGACGCATACCAGCGCCCCGCGCGCTGCGAGATAGCCATACGCAACACTTTCGCGTCGCCTACTCGCTCAGCAACGTTCTCCATGCAGTGAACCCGACCAACACGCGGCAGTTTCAACGCCTTCGGATCGCCCTGAATAAGCCCGAAACATCCGGTCGTATAGGCGAACCGGGGCGCGACCTTGTTCTTTGCCTTGAACTTCGGGAAGCCAACATTTCGTCCCTTACGGTCACCACGGCGACTCTTCGACCAGTTAGACAAGCCCTTCGCAAGAGACTCCAACCCGTAACTGTACGATTCCTTCGAGTTTTCCTGCCACCACGGCTCACCATCCCCACCGACAGCTACAGTATCTTTATTGGCGTTCCACCAGCGCCGCAGAGCATAAGACGACAAATCCAGCCTCTCCCCCGCATCCAGCGCGGCTTTCACATGCGCAAGCCCAACGTTAAATGCGAAACGAGCCGCACCCGCGTGAGACAGCAACAGGCGCTCCTGCATAGGGGTAGGATCAAGCGCGACCTTCACAGCTTCCAACAACCGCGCCTCACCCCTTTCCTTTACTCCAAGCGCTATTCAACTATAACACACAATAGCACACTAGAACAAACTAAAACCCCAACAGCTTACACCCCGATGGGCACCGCCGTGCGCGTGCGCCGCGAGAACACAGAACACGACACCAGTGCGGCGAACGGCGACCACGAGGGCGGCGAGACAGCAACCAACACGGAAACACGCCCAGTGTTCGCGGACAATACGCCACTCGTGCCACCGCCCCCACCGCCCGCCACAGACGCGGACGTTCATGACGGTCTCGACCAAGCGAACACCAGCGGCGACGAAACGGCTCAGGCGACCGAAAAAGACACAGACGCGGACGACGAAACCGTCACCATCCAAAAAGTCGCCCTCTCCGACCTTCTCTGATAAACAACGCAAGAATCAACAGAAAGACGACCACAGCAATGACCGACAACACAAAGAAAACGGTGAACGACACGCAGCGCAGTAGGACATCCATCCTATTCACGCCCGACACCATCAACCGCGAACAGCTACCCGAACACATTGACCTCTTTATGGCCGGTGGAATCTCGGGGTTGTAAGATACTGGGTTTTAATTTGCTCTAGTGCGCTATTGTGTGTTATGGTTTACCGACAAGCGAGAAGGGAAGGGGTGAGCGCGATTGCTGGAAGGCGTGAAGGTTGCGCTTGACCCTACCCCGTCGCAGGAGAGGCGGCTGCTGTCGCACGCCGGTGCAGCCCGGTTTGCGTATAACGCGATGCTTGCGCACGTTAAAGCCGCGCTTGATGTGGGCGAGAAGCCGGAGTGGTCTTTCTGGTCGATACGCAAACGGTGGAACGCCGACAAAGACACTATCGCCGTCGGCGAGGATGGCAAGCCGCGGTGGCAGGAGAACTCCAAGGAAGCCTATTCTAGTGGCATTGAGGCGCTGGCGAAGGGCTTGTCTAACTGGTCGAAAAGCCGAAAGGGCGACCGGAAGGGTCGTCGCGTGGGCTTCCCTAAGTTCAAGTCTAAGAGCAAGACGACACCTCGGTTCGCGTACACGGCTGGCGGGTTTGGGCTGATTGAGGGTGACCCTAAAGCGTTGCGCCTGCCGAAGATCGGGCGAGTGCATTGCATGGAGGATGTCGCCAAGCGGGTAAACGGCGCTCGGGTTTTGCGCATGACCATTTCGCAGCACGCGGGGCGTTGGTATGCGTCCTTGACGGTTGAACGCGATGACAAGCCAGTGACGAATCCGCCGAAGGGCGGGGCTGTCGGCGTGGATTTGGGGGTGAAGAATCTCGCTACCCTGTCGGATGGTACAGTTGTGGAGAATCCGCGCTATCTGCGGAAATCTGAGCGGAAGCTAAAGAAAGCGCAGCAAGAGTTGAGTCGGAAAACCAAAGGCTCGAACAGGCGCGCCAAAGCTAGGGCGAAGGTTGCGCGCCTCCACGCCCATGTGGCAAACCAGCGGCTTGACGGGCTGCACAAGCTCACCACGTGGCTCACTAACAAGTACTCGGACATCAGTATCGAGGACCTACATGTTGCTGGCATGGTGAAGAACCGCCACCTCGCCAAATCCATTTCCGACGCGGCGTTTGGCGAGTTCCGCAGGCAGTTGGAATACAAGACGACTCGCAGCGGCGCGCGGCTTCACATCGCGGACCGCTGGTACCGTAGTAGCAAGACGTGCTCAGGATGTGGGAGGGCGAAAGCCAAGCTCTCCCTATCCGAGCGAACCTACCGTTGCGACAGTTGCGGCCTCACAATGGACCGTGACTTGAACGCGGCTATCAATATTTTGGTCGCCGGGAGTGCCCCGGAGACCCTAAACGCGCATGGAGGGACCGTAAGCCGAAACCACCCGTCCGGGCGTGTGGCGCTAGACCCTGCGAAGTGCGAACCAAGCGGCGGTGCAAACCGTGTGAGTCTTGGAGCGGGCGACCGTAAGGGCGCCCTGCAAGCTACCACAAGTTAGTTTGTAACGGAGCTAGACAACAAGCCGTTCACTATCGCAAGTCCCAGGCGCGCCCACGGACTCGAAAAAGACGGCAACGCGGCATCAGAACAAATCGCATGGGAATATGCGGCAATGATCCGCACCGCGTTCACGTCGTTCTACTTCGCGAGGGAAACGGTGCAGCCGATCACTCTCCTGGAACTCGGCAAACACCTCTCCCAGCCGTGGGGAAACTGCATCGTCGCCTGCGAACTCGGCTACGAGCGCGCGTTCGACGTGTACACCCAAACCAACCTCTCCCTGGAAGATACAGCTCTCAACCCAGGAGTAGAAGAACGAGCCTACGGGTGGCCGAACACCGGCTCTTTCATCGGTAAAGACGCCAGCCCGCGCGGCTTCCGAGGTAGCTACACCATTTTCTTTGACGAACACAAGCTACAGGAAGATCAGGATTTCCTCAACAAGGCATGGGAATACGCGCTCACTATCGCATACGAGATGATCGCCAAGCGGAAAGGCAAGACAGTCGCCAACCTCACGCGCAGCGGCCGCGACCAGATACGCCTCGCACAAAACCAGCTTGACACACTCGGACTCCTGTAACGAGTAAGCGGTACTCAATACGCGCCGCCGCACCCACAGCAAACTACCGGGTGCGGCGGCGCACCCGCACACAACGCAAACAAGCACGACAACCAACGTGCAAGAACAACAGCGCGACAGCGAAAGGAAAAGACAACGTGAACAACACCGGCACTACACAATCCGCTAACCCGCTTGACGGTATCACAGCCGCCATCGAAAGCGCCATCCAACAAGCCCGCGAGCAAGCAGACGTCATTATCAACGACGCGCGTGAGGAAGCAAAACAAATCGTCGCCGACGCACGCGCAGAAGCAGAACAGATCATTGCGGACGCAGGGGCGCAGGCCAACACGCGCGCACGCGCCGACATGGAACGCGCAAGCCTCGCCATCCAAGAACACGCCGCCGCACTCCACACCATCGCCCTCGGACTCACCGGACACGAAACCACACCACACGACAACACAGACGCCGCAAGCGGTGGCGCGGACGACGATAGCACGGTCGGCAGTGACACAGACACGGGCATCAACGCAGACGCCAACGAAACAGACACCGCCGACAACAACAGCGCAAACAACGCAGACATCCACAGCACGGACGCAATACCACCAGCACCCACGGCCACAGACCCCGACAACGCCACAACCGCCGCCATCCGCGCAAACGCCCCAACGACACGCCGCACAAACGGAACCACACGCAAACTAGCCCCCTGGGAACAACCACAAGAACCACAAAGCGGGACATCCCCTGAACAGGAAGAAACCCACGCAACCAACAACGCCCCAGAGCACGCAAACACCACGAAGGACGCGTCCACACCAACATGGGACGCACCCCTCATCATCGACGCACCATTGCAGCTCTAAACCCCAACGTGAACAACACAAAAGTCCCGGACCAGTTTCATCTCTGGTCCGTGACTTTCCACACACGCAGACGCAAAACGCGGAAACATGATACACTAACACCAGACAACACAACGCCACCAATAGGAGAAACACCATGAACACCATCGCGCGCCGCCTCGCCACCCTGGTCGCGACCCTCGCGCTCGCGGCCACCGCCGCCGGATGCGCCAACACGCCAACCGCAACACCCACCGCCAACGTAGCGGACTCGCAAGCCGCCTTGGACGCGTTGAACAACGCCAACGAAATCACGGCCACCAAGAGTCTGTTCTCGTGGGGTGACGAATGGGTGATCGAAGCCGACGGAAACAAGGTCGGCACCGTCACCGGGCAAGCAATCTACGCTATCGGCGACGTGTACTCGCTCACCACCATGAACGGCAACCTTGTCACGTCAGAAACCGAAGAGCTGAACGCGATCACGCATACCGCCACTCTCTACGATTGGAATAACAATCCGACAGGTACGCTCGAAGAACGCGTCCTCGCCCTCATGCCCACCGTGGACATCCACCACACCGACGCGAACGGCAGCGACAACATCACGGGGACCGCGACAACCGTTTTCGCTTCCCTCACACACCAGACCACCATCGCCGACAACACCGGAACCGTAGCATGGAACACCGAGCGCCACGCGTTCACACTACGAACGACCATCACCATCACCAGAAACAACGCAGGCGGCACCGTTTCCGGCATTGACGCGCTCATGGTGACACTCATGATGAGCGAGATTCACGACGGAGCGAGCAACAAGTAGCAAAACGGCCACGCCTGCGTCAGCGAACAACGAGGGAACGTGGTACAATACAACCAGCAAACGCGAATACGCTCTCCCACGCAGGAAAGGACCCCGCAAATAATGCTCACCATCGACGAAGCCCTCGAAAACATCGCCCACGCAACCTACCGTCGCTGGATTGAGCACGACACGCCCGGCGGGAACTGGTCGCGCCGACGCTTCCAAGAAACCGAGAACGTCATCAACCGCGACCAGATACGCTACCTCATTGGCAAGAAGCATCCGAGCGAAAAGCGCCGACACATCGGCGGTACGCCCCTCCCCGTGCGAATTGTTGTCGAACATGACGAACACACGCGCCACGTGTCCACACTCGAATACCACAGCGAGTGACATACGCGCCCAACGAGAACAACTAAGCCCCGCCGGGCACACGCTCAACAAGAGCACCCGGCGGGGCTTTACTGCGCACACAACGCAACATGAATGGCGGCAAGACAGGGATTTGAACCCTGGGCACCTCACGGTGCTACGGCTTTCGACACCGCTCGCTTCGGCCACTCGCGCACCTTGCCAACACCGCGACAATAGCACCCGTCCCCGCCACACGCAAACACCGTGGCGGGGACGACGCATCGCGGACAGTCAACCGCCCACGCGAGTTAGGTCACTTGTAACGCAACACAACCGGAAGCGCACCGTCATCTGACAGAGCCTCCTGCAAACCAGCATCGGTAAAACGATCACCGCCACCGCTCGTCCACATGTAACGGTCAGTAACGTCATCATAGTGGCGGAACAACACGTCACCATTGAAGGCAAGCAGCGAACCAGCGGGAATCTGACTCAACTTCGTTTCAACGACGCAACCGTCGGGGAATGTCATCACGCGAATCGTACCAGCAGCCATTTTCTTCTCCTTCAATGTTCAGACTCATCGGCGGAACACCGCCTGACATCATCCACTATACCACACAAAACAAGCAGGCCGCGCGACATGTGCCCCGGCACGCCGCCCGTTACCAGTAGAAGCCGCTACACTGCGTATGCGCCCACATGAAAACGCTTCAACGCACCAACAACACGCTCCGCACGCCAACACCCACGAGAACCACCCTGTACGCGCCGCTGACGGCCTCGCAGGCGCAAAACGTGTACTGGGAGTGTCGGGCGCGTGAAAGGCCGTCAGAAGCGCTTACAGCAAATCTACCTCCCCCTCAGCGTCCGACACGTCCGCACCCGCCACGTCAGCGCCCGCCGCACCCTCAACCGACTCGGCGGACTCACCCACCACGTCTACGCGCTCCACGCCCGCACGCTCAGCCGCCGCCACGCTCACGCCCCGCATCTCCAACTCGCGCCGCAACACACTCAACATCTCGCCCACGTCAACCGCCTGACGCGAACCAACGCCATAACGTGCCTCAACATCAGACAGGCGCTCATCAAACGACACCGGAACACCATCCGGCCCACACATCATGTCAGCCGTATTCACAATCAACAACAAGTCACTCATCGCCAACACATCCGGGTCACCGTGAGACCGCACGGCATCAGCGAACGACGCCCCCGCATCGCCCAAAATCACACCACCCGCCTCAGCGTGATCGAGCTGCGTCGGCGCAAACGCATACCCCGCATCATGACACCACCCAGCCATATACGCCACGCGCGCAGACTCCTCACCATAACCGAACACGTCACGCGCCAACCAGTAACACTTGTACGCAACAGAGCGAGAGTGAAACAAACGCGCATCAGATACGCCAACAAACCCATCAACAAAACGAACACGAGCAGACAAGACAGACACTCCACAAAAAGACAGAACAAACACAAACAGACAACAAGTCGCGGCGTGACAGCCAAACACACCGCCACAACACCAATAGATAAGCAATCACGCGGACAACAACACACGCACACAACTAGCCCACGCGACGCGGAATTAACACACGGCACAGCAGCGCAAACACCACACAAAAGAAAGCGGCGGTGCACCCCTCGCACAGGAGAGACACCCCGCCACACACTCAACTAACTGCCGCCCCGCGTCAGCGGCGGCGGCTCGACACTATCACACGCCGCCGCGACCACCGGACTCAGACAGCCTGACAGCAACAGGAGAACCCGCCTTGCGGATAGTCGCCTTCGGCGTCTCCCACCCCCATGAGCCGCCCGACTTCTCCACACTCACCGACGCGCCCTCCATCACACGATAATGGAACTTACTATCGCCGTCGTCGCAACTGACAGCGGCAGGACCAGGACGCGAACCGCCATTACTGTTCACCTCATCGTCGCCGACAACAAAGCAGCGCCCAGACAACGTGTACGCCTCAGCACCATCCGCACCCCGGATAGTCAGCGTGTTCACGTTCTCACTCCACGTGAGCGCCCCCTCAGCGGTAGCGATCAGCGGATTAGGAATGAGGAAATAGTGAATCAGGAGCACCATGATTACGAACGCTACCGCCCTGGCCGTCCACCTGTTCAATTCTTCACGCTCCGATAGCGGCTCGCCCGAACGCCCACCCTCGTCGGAAAACGCGTGCATGGGGACGACAACCGGAAAAACCATCATCTAACTAACCCTCCCATAAGGACACAACAGGCGGAAGCCTCCCCACTCACACCAGTTTACCATCACTCAGAGGAAAACGCTCGTTCAACGCGCGCTCGCACTCCACCGCCTCGTCCAAACCCCAACACGAACCACCGTACTCGCGCACCCTTGCAGCCGCCTCATCAGCGCCAATCTCACCACAGCCGCCAGTAAACCGCAGCACGTAAGCGAATCCGCCGTCCTCACGCCAATCCAAATGACGCAGCATCGGGCGCTCACCCACAGAAAAGCCACGCACGACACTCATCGGGAACTCGAAGCACACCGTAGGATGCGCGCCATCACCATCAGGCGCGCCCAGCATGAAAATCGTCAACACGCCGCGCCCTACAGTGACACCACTCACAACACCCTCGACGCTGAGCGCATCCACATCCCACAAAGTGCCATCATCCGTGACAGTGACAACCACGCGCTGACGGCGCTTCCGCGCCTCACCAAACGCGTCAAAACCACGCGACAAACGCCATGCGGACAACACGCGACGCACCACAAACAACGCCACAGTGAGAACCACGACAACCGCGAGTACAACCAGCACCTTGAACACTGTTACATCCTCCTACACGACATAAGAAAAATGCGCGCCGCCCGCACGGCAACAACCAACACCACGCGGACGACACGCCACAAGCCCAGCAACCCCTATCAGGCGAACGACCGAGCCTCAAACGCCGCCACCTGGTCCACAGCGAAATCGCGCGCAGACTCATAGTTACGACCCAACACGCGACGGTACGCGCGATCCATACCGGACTCCGACTCGTCCACGTCGGCAGAATCGTACACGTCCATGAACACCTGACCCTGGACAAAAGAGACGAGCTTCCCACGGGAGATAGTAAACGTACCATCCCCGTTATCAATAACACCGTTCAGGGACTCGTGCATCTTCATCTCGTTCATTATCCGTCTCTCTTTCTTGAACCTTGCGGGCGGCCCCGTACCTCGCGGACCCTTCCAACAAAACAAGCATACCATGCCAAGCTAACACGCGCCACACAAACACGCGCAAACGTCACACGACACAAGGGACCAATACAAAGATGGGCGGCGCACCCCGCGAGAAAAGCCCGACGCCACAGCCGCGCTTCACCTACTCACCGCCGTCAACGCCCTCAACTTCCACGTCCACGTTTTCAACCTCCACGCCGCCCAGGCGATCAAGCAAACCCTTCCACCTCGCCAGCTCGCGCTCCATGAACTCACGCGACACCGGACGCCACACCGACACATCCCCGCCGTCCACAACGGGAACACCGCCGCCCTCCACGCGCGACGACAAGTCCTGTTCGCCGCCACTACTCAACGCCAACACGCTCACGCCCTCTCAATCCAGCACCGGGTACACCACGGGCAGCCGACCACTCACACCCGGCACCAACCTATCCACCGACGGCTCATCCACCTCAAACACGTCACCGTAGTGATTGGTCACGCGCCACATCTCCTCATAAGCGACACCATCCACATACGCGAACATAATGTCGCCCTCACTGTCATCCTCCACGAAAATAACCGTTCCCGGCTGCAACTCGCACACACGGAACTCACACTCCTCGCCAGTGTACCCGTTCACGCACACGAACGACGGCTCCCCCTCATACTTGTCAACAATCGCATCCACCTCGCCAGGGCGGCGAACAACAACACGCGGACTATTACGCGCCTTCTCGCACACATACTCATCCGACCGCATCACCCCACGCTCCCTAACATCCAGCCACCCATCCTCACTCTCTAGCATCCCGAGCACACGGACGAAACGAGTATCCAAACCGCACTTATCTCTCACATCAACAATCGTGCCAATAGGAAGCGCGAGCGCCAAAAACTGCTCCTCCCCGCCCGTGCGAGCGTCATACGCGTAAAAGCTGTTACCGCTCTCACCCTTTGCGTTCGCGTAAGACCACTGCAAGCCCACGATCTCCTCACGCAGAGCATCGACCTCGCTCACGCCGTCCGGCAACACACCAAACATGACATTCATTCCTTCCAGTTTACGCGCCGACACGCGCGAAACCGACGACAACTACTTCATTGGACACGCGCTATCATACCACAATGACGTGCCAGATGCGCCAGTCAGGCTACCACAACGGACGGGCACCCGTAGAGAAGATGCGCGCAAGGCGACGCGCAGACGAGACCCAGCTTAATCGCTCCACCAGGGGGAAACATATCGCGCAGAAAGCGTAAACGCCTTGAAAGCGCCATCAAACTCACCAACCGGAGACACAATCGGCGTGACACCCGACTCCTTGATAATGCGTATCGCGCCCTCCCCTGTGAGAGCAGAGCAGCCGCCGTCTATCCCAAAGAAAAGCCAGCTTACCCTCTTGTCGTCGCCGACTTCGCCGTCAAAAACCTTAAACAGCAAGCCCTCGTCCAAACCTAAGTCAACAACAGTCCCACCCATCAGAGAATCAATACAATAGTAAACCTCTTCGCCGGACCAGCTCACACCCAAGAACCCCTTGACAGTCACATTATCAACAGGCTCTCTCACTCGAACAGTAACCCTGGCTCCCTTAACAGCCTCACACAACTGCGCGTCGTCAACGATCTCACCGTCAACCTTCACCCACGCGCCCCCTCCGCACTTAACGATACGGTCACGAGACGACAACCGCTCCCCCATCCCAAACACGTCAAGAATCGCACCAATCGGCAACTCGGACGGGACAAAACGACGCCCACCCAAGTGACCTTCGCCCTCAACAATACCAACAAAATACGCGCCCTGTGACATAACCAACCTCACCCTCTACTAGATTCTTTCAACAACACTACGACTCACCCCTAAAGCGAACAACTCCGCCGATAGGGGAGATGGACGCACGATAAGTCAACGCCGTGAACCAGCGCGTACACGTACAATTCTTCATCCGACACAGTAACCCACGGCGTATCCGAACGTAGCCAATAACCGCCCGCCATGCGCATGAACTCCTGCCTATCGACGGTAAGAACAGTCCCGACACCCGTCTCCCACAAGTCGTCAGGACACCGAACGGTCACGCTTTCAACGCCATTCACACCCTCGAAAACCAGAACACCACGCTCCACGTCATCCAGCAGGTCGCTCAGCCGCTTTTTCACGTCCGCGATTTCCAGGCAATACGCGCCCAAGTCCTTATCACTGTCGCTCATCAGCGCTACCCCCTGTCGTTCACAAGCGCATAGTTGCCACGATCAGCGTCAGCGCGGAAAACCGCCAACATGTCAGCGTCAGACTTTCGAGAACCATCAGGCAACACCGGACGAGACGCGTCACCCAAATCGTCGCGCAAACGCCACACGTCATAAGCCTTCCACACCTGACTGAAAACACTCACACCCATTAGACAACAATCCTGTCACATAGACTCAACGTAAAAGTCGAACGCGCTCACAGCGGCTCACCCCACGAGTCCACTTCACGCACCACGCGCAACCGGGGTGCCTTGCACACGTCGTCAGAAACCGACACAAGCTCAGAAACGGGGCACGTCACCTCAAAGAAACGCACGCCCCGGCTCTCGTCCAACTGCGAGCGAACCAGCGCCATGCCAGGGGACGGCGACACGTGTAGGCCGCCACCGAAAAAGCGGTCATCCTTCCAGCTCTCGGAATCGTCCACCACCTCGCCAACGCGGTACACGCCGCCACGGTGGGACACTCCCTCGCTGTCGGTTGCCTTAAACAAGTGCGCCATGCCATCGTCGTCCACGTGGACGAGTGCGGCGCGGCACCACTGCTCACTCGTCATCTCGTCCGCGTCACGCTTCACAACAACGCGGCCACCCTTCACCTTCCCACGGAACGGGCCGAAACGCGTCTCCTTGTACACGGTCACGTGGCTTCCCGCCCACACAGTCGCGTTCTCGCAAACATACACGACGCACGTGCCGGACGCCCACACGCGCGCATCATCGTACGCGTGGACAATCACACGGTCACACGCCCACACGCGAACATTCTCCTGCGCCGACACGATACATACGCCAGAAGCGCGAACGCGCGCATTATCACAGGCGCTCATATCCACGCCGAGAGTGGCAACGCTGCTCTCGCCCGCCACGGTCACTGCGAGACCGCCGTCACTATGGAAAAGGCGAATCGTCTCAGTTGCGGGCGCATCAATCCTCGCGAAACGCGCGCCAGCAGGCTTGCGACGCATCAGCGCGCCTCACTCCTCCCGCGACCGCACCATCACCTGCCCCCACTCATCCATCTCAAAGCCCACCAGAGTTCCTTCGCTTTCTATAGCGTGTTTTTCTTGCTCACATGCATGATACCACACACGCCACCGTTTCTCTACACGTGCAGACACAAGCGAGCTACGTGTGATAGAACATAGGCGCAAGAGAAAACACCCCCGCAAGAAAGAGAAACACGCCGTGGCCACTAACACCACCATCAACTACACCAAGCTCGCCGACGCCGCCGCCGACACCTACACCAACGCACGCGACGCCCTGAACCACGCCGCCGCCAACCTCGCCGTCGTAGAGGGCGACCGACGCGGCTACCAGGACATCATCACCGCCGACGGACACATCGACGTGCCCCTATTCAACGTGTGGTTCACCCAGGGCGAAAAAGACGAAATCGCTCAGCGAGCATCCGCATACTACATGGCCGCCGACGCATATAAGGAATACGTGCAGGGAACTATGCAGTATTTCAAGGACTCGATGGCGGCCAGCACGGCGCTCGCCCTCATCACCGAGGTCCACCGCCTCGTCCACCAGGACAGTAACATGGGTGCCCTCCTGCGCGAACTACGCGACAGCGAAGAGGGGCAGGAACTCGCCGTCTATCCCGACTTCTCTAAGATGCTCTCGTTTGTCGCCAATTTCGAGTGCCGCGCCAACAGCGCCAAGGACGCTCTTCTCGATAGCGCATCTGACACCCTCCGCAAGGCAATGGCACCCTACAACAGGGACGCTGTGACGCTCATGCTCATCCGCTTCTTCAAGAGGGACGCAGACGAGCACGGAAACCTTGTCTACGACAACCACTACTTTAACCTCCGCAACCTCCCCACACTGCACGATGTTGAAGTCAACAACAACATGCGAGCATCCGAGTCAAAGCTCTGCACATACGACACCGAACTCACCACAGGCAACTACGTGGAAGCGCGCGAACGCCTCAGCGAGGCCATCTCGCGCGCCACCAAGAACATGTCCAGCCGCATCAAGAACGCGTAACACTAGCGCAAACAACGCAAACGTCACACAAAGACCACGGTAGAAAGCAGCGCGCACACTTCCGAGGTCGTGCCACACCCACGCCACCATTGGACAGCAACGATAGAAAGGCAACACAAATGAACGCCGCACTCATGCACGCAGCGACCAAACTACTACAAGAGCCGCCAAACCCAGAAGGCAACGCAGGGTACACACCCGTCGCCGCCAACAACAGCGCTGAGGATGCACCCGCCGCCCACAGTGTCGAGCGCACACCCGCCGCCTCCGCACGCGCATGGCACTACAGCGCCATGTCAGCCGCCACGTGCGCGCTATCAGCGCTCCTCGGTTACATCGCCACTGAGGCAATATTCAAGCGTATCCGTGGTCGCAACTAAGCGCACACGTGGCGCGGAAACGCGGTACACTAGAGCTACCAACAAGGAATACCACCAAGGAAAAGGACTAGGAGCATGACGACGCACGACCTCGTTGCCCCGCCGGTTGGAACCATCTACCGACTCAGCCACATGAGGTGGCCCACGCGCCTGCGCGAGGACGAGTATTGGCAGGTCGAACGCCGCACCGAGAAAACCGTGTGGATGCGCAAGCTCGTCACCGACACGGACGGGAAGCCGGTGCCCGGTATGACGCGCACGGACGTTCCCCTCAAACAGTGCCGGGTCCTCTTTGACGCAAGCCTGTGCATCCACAAGGGCGTGTACACGGACCTGTACAACGACATCTACCAGAGCGGCCAGTAGAAGAAAACCACACAAGCCCCGCTAGAGCCAACCGCCGCCTAGCGGGGCTTCACTATATCCACATGTCGCAACATAAAGCCTCTACACGTGTAGACATGAACGCCCCTGCCGTGATAGACTGTAGGCACCAACAGAAAACACCCCCACAGGAGAAAACACCATGCAGACCACCATTCTCTTCAAGACGCCCATGGCGATTAACAGCATCTATCAGAGTGCGAGCGTCATCGAGTTCCAGAAGTGCTACGACAGCACCACCAAGACGCTCGTGCGCATCGACGTGGAACCCTACGCGCCCCGCATCGTCTGCGCTACCGACGACACCGAATACACAGCCGTCACCATCGACAAGAACGGCACCGTCTACGCCGCCACCACCACTGGCAAGCGCGTGGCGCTCACCAAAACACCCTACACCACGCCCGAGAGCGCCGCGCTCACGCAGGTGGGTGAGATGTGGGTCGGCTCCCGCTACCACTTCTACGCCGACGAGGACACCACCTTCACCGACGAAGAAACCGGCGAACAGGTGGACATCAACAGCGACGACATCGAGGACAACCTACCCGTAGGTGCCACCATCACCATGCGTGATAGGTACACGTCCGTCACCGTCACCCGAATTGATGAGCGCTCATACAAGATCAACGGGTACGAAACAGACCACTCCGGCGCACCATACGACGCTGGGGACGCGCTCGACTTCATCTTCAAGTGGTACGGCACATGCACGCGCCACACCATCACCCGCCCATAGCGAGGCGACGCAAACCCCCTCGGCGGGACGCAACCAAGCACATGAAAGGTTGCGCCCCGCCCGTTTTTACGCCCAAAAACGTGTATTTCAATAATTTAAGTACCTCGCGCCCCGGGGTGTCCGTAAGGACCATGCGTTAACAAGCGGAAAGTCAGGTGCATGGCCGGGTATTTCATGGCAGAAAAGGCGCGGCTGAGCAAGCAACTACGACGACGCACCAGGCGTTTGGCTGAGACGGTTCTGCCCCAGCCTCTACCTTTAGTCAAAAAAGAGTATCAAATAAGGCTACCTAACCTACTTTTGTAGGCCATGTTTCCTTGTCTGAGTGCCGCCGTGCTGGTCCCCAAAGCGCCACGCGCGCCCTGGTCCGCTAGTACCCTGACCTCCAAGCGTTGTGCTTGTGCCCTAGCGGGGCGTACAGGAAGAATCACCTCCTTCACAGTTCGGCGGTGGTTCTTCCTTTTCGGCGTAGGCTTGTTTTTGGTCCTGTCCCGCCCTGGATACTTCAACGAGTTTCTAGCCACAGGCGTTTTGAGTGTCCGCTGCGGCCCGAGTTTCCGGTTTTTCGCCCGTGTCACTCTTGCTTTAACAACACGCGGTACAACCCTATCCGCGATGTTCGCCGCAGCGTTAACGTCCCTGTCCATCACCCCGTGCTCGGGGCAGACGGACAACTTACGCGTGGGATGCGTAACCTTAGCTCCGCATTTATGGCACAGTTGCGAGGTATTCGAGGGATTCACAGCCACGACCCATCCGCCATTCTGCGACACGTAATGAGTGAGCCACTGCACGAGCGCCCCGCGATTCCACCTGCCGCTGCTCATCGTGTTTCTAATCCAGCCCAAATCTTCCACGGCGACGACAGCGTTGCCCCACACGTGCGACAGATAGGCTATCTCTTGTGCGGCGAGAATCGCCAGCTCGCGCTTCTTCCGGGATGCGGCCTCGCGGTGGAACTGAGCCTCGTCAAGCGCCGCCATTCTGGCTTGCCGGTAACGAAGCAACGTTGCGGCTTTCTTTTTGAGGTCGCGGACCTGCTGCTGCGACGCGCGCACAGAGTTCCAGAGCGAGTGGACCCGCTGGGAGAGCGTCGTCTCATACACTATCCGACCCGTCTTGGTGTCGCGCACTACGACGGTGGCGTAGTTGTTGATTCCCACATCCACGCCGATAGTATAGTCGCCCGAAAACTGGACAACCGGATTATCAGTCACAACCGTGAAAATGAACACCGGCTGGCCACTCTCGACCTTAATGACAGGCAGAGTAACCTTACCCTCAGTGAACCTCTTGTTGTCAAAGTCGAAGATCAGACGGTGCCACGTACCCTGAATAACCATCCTCAGCACAATCTCACCGTCGGCAAACGGGTCATTCTCAATACAGGCATAAGCGCGGTCCACAGTGCCGAGGTTCACGTAATCCTTGCCATACGAAGGTGGGGAAGCGTTTACCGTTCTTTTCCAGCCCTGGCTCACGTACTTGGAACTCTCGCCGTTCGCAGCCTTAACACGCTCCTCGTAGGAACGATATGACGTGACAACGTTGTATTGGAGCAGCTTCTCTTTACGTGATCTACCAGTTCGCCCAGACGACAGAAAATCAGGCATGGTAACACCCGCCTGGCGGCCCGCCTCGGCTGCGACGGATACAGCGACGCCTGCTAATTTCTCACCTAGAGCCGTATCATTACGAACCACGTAGGTCGCATAACTAGAAACGTCTCGAATCTCAGACGCAAGACGACCCATGATAGAGGCGGTATTTAACAGTTCCCCACCTAAACTCACGATCGCGGTAGGGTGCGCTACAAAGGCCCTGTAAGTCCGATTCTTACTCAAACCCCTCGCACCCCCCTCACTTACCATCGCCTATACACCACCTCAATATCTTGTGCGCAACCTTCTCCCAGCCCCCACCGTTACGTCACTAACGGCAACCCGCATGACTAAGCATCGCCCCGCGTCCCGCCCGTTTTGTATCCAAAAACAAGTATTTACATAATCTAAGTACCTCGCGCACCGGGTCGTCCGTAAGGACCGTGCGTTAACAAGCGGAAAGTCAAGTGCGTGGCCGGGCATTGATGGGTGTGAACGGCGCGGCTGAGCAAGCAACTACGACGACGCACCAGGCGCGTGGCCGGGTACTAACGGTGGGAACAGCGCGGCTGAGCAAAAAACTACGACGGTGCTCTCAGCAGGTGGCCGACAGGCAGCCCCCCCACCCCACCCCCCTTCTATTTCTAGTCAATTTTGACACGGGGAAAATAAGCACACAACACACCCAAGGGCACCCAACCACCACCTCTTCCCCACCCAAAACCATCCACAACCACACCCAACACGTCCACACATGTAGACAAAACACCGCCGGAAACACACCAAAAACAGACGAAAACACGCGAACAGCAAACACGAAAACCCCGCACACCACACGGGTGCCAGGGAAACCAACAACCTATCCAATTCTCACTCGCCAGCCAGTCAGCTACGCTCGCAGCACCCAACCATCAGGCTTCGGCACCACACCAACCCCACCACCAGTGGAAGCAGCAGACACGCCAGCCAGAACACGCATCACCAGAGCACACACCAAGCCCCCATTCGCGCGCGCACGGCGAGAAGTCTCAACATGACCCCACACAGCAAGAACCGCAGCCGCCAAACGAGCAGCCCACTCACCCACGTCAACACCAGCAGGAACAGCGGCAGCGTCAGCAGCAATAGAATCAACCAAACCGGACAGCGACGCAAGACGCTCACCAGCAAACACAGCCAGCTCACCCTCACTCATACCGGCAAGACGCCCCCGCGCATAGTCCGTCAAGAACACGCCCGCGCCCGGACGAGCCTCACCAAGCCCCACAGCAGCCAACAACAGCGCACGCTCAGCGGCCCCCACTACATCGGAGCGCACACCAGCCAACACGTCAGCCAACACGCCGCCAGAAGCAGCCAGCAGGTGACCCCCATCAAACGCAGGCAAATAGTCCTTCGCCTCACACAACCCAGCCAAAAGGCCACGCACCTGACGAATCAGAGACACGCCAGACTCGACACCGCCATTGATCGCACAAGCAGCCGCGCCCGCGAAAGCCTCAAACCACAAGCGGCCCCTACCGCCACACGTCACCCACGCGGCCGCGCCACCAGCATCCACCAGCGACACCGGCACAAACAAGCTAATACCACTCTCCCCGCTCTCGGGGAACGACTGACACATCACACGCGCAAAACGCTCATCCAACAGGAGAGGACTACCCTCAGCCACCAGCACAAACACGGGAATAAACAACTCACGCTTTTTCGCGCTCACACCACCATCACGCAGCAAATGCGAGGGAGTCATAGCGCGATTACCGAACACCTCGTCCGTGCGCTTCGCGTACTCAGGTGTGCCAGGCGTGGCGCCATCCCACGCCTCGCGCGCCACATCACGACGCACAACCTCCACCAGGCGTTGCGCGCCAGCCTTCGACGGACTCGACATCACCATATGCGGTGTAGGGATGCCCGCAACCACGCGAACACCCTCCACACCCTCAGCCGCCAAACGAGCCAACTCACAAATCGCCACCTGATTAGCGAACAACTCACGACCAGACACTGCCGCAGCCCGAGCGGCAGCGCGAGCCACACCCACAGCGGATGCGCCACCCGCATTGGCAATACCAACCGCGCGCGAAAACTCGCCCACCAGCCTATCCAACACCGCTCGGTCGCGGGCGGCAAACACTCGCTCACCGTCAGCCACACGACCAGCAGCCTCATTACCAGCCACGCGCTCACGCCACGGACCACCCAACGTGTCCCACTCATCCAACGTGCGGCCACCAAAACGCACCAAGGCGTCAACACCCACAGACGGGTTCAACGCGCACCCCTGCGAGAACTTCCCCGACAACATGGGAACCACAGTGGTACGTAGCGCCTCCACAGCTCGCAGAGTATTCACATCACGACGCAAAAACTCGATCCTGATCGAGTACACGCTCGACCTTCCACCCGCCCCGGCAATGGGGGCGCGCTGTTTCTCATCGAACGACAACACGCCCACACCACGCAAAAGACGCCACGCGCGCTTCACTCGCTCATTCACGGCATTATCACACTGGGTAGCTCCACGAGTGTCACCCGCAGCCCTGGCCGCGTCACGCAACAGGGCGCGCAGACGCTCACGGCTACCGGACAAACGCCACGTCGCCCCCTGCACACTGAGCATCCACAGGTACGCGAGCACAGTAGCCACATCACGCTTCGCGCGCGCCAGGTTCTCGCGCGTGCGCGCCGAGCGACGCTGCAAGCCACGTTCACGCTCCTCCAAATACGCCCACGCTCGCTTCACGGCGCGCTCAATGTCCAACACGCCCGCTTCGCCTCGCGCCCCCAGCCCCGCAAACACACTACGCGGATTACCGGCAGCGGAAGAAGCAGAATCGTCAGCGGCACCTGCGCCCGCGAACACGGCAGACACGGAACGCTCGGTATCAGACGCGAACAGGCGCGACAACACGCGACGCAGAGCAAGCGACCACCCAACCACAAGCGCGTGAACAGCGTCAACATCACCCTCACGCGACAGACGCTCATACACAGCCTCCACCACGCGCGGGGAAAGCTGAGACACGCGAACAGTACGCACACCCTGCGCACCCTTACCAGCAGCCGCGTCCTCGTCAGCCACGGCAACAACCACACCATCCGCGCCCTCAACGCGAACACCAGGAAACACACGAGACACGCGAGCAGCCTTACCCGCCGTCAGACGATGCGCAGACTCCACCAGAGTCGGGTCACCATCAAACACCGGGTCACCCCCACGACCCTCAGCCGTTTCGGCGAGAACACGGTGAGCCTCCAACACGTCCGGCACCGCATAAGAAATGATAGCGCCGCTAGTGCCCATGTTCGACAGCATCCACGCCACGCGATCAACAAACGGCACCAAGCCCTCAGCCATCGCCTCAGCAAACGTCACCGTACAAAAACGCCACGAACGCGCGAAATCAACACCATCCTTACTACCGGCGCGCGTCAAGCAGCCAACAGCATCCGCCCACTTGTTACCGAACGTAAACAAATCACGGCCCGACGTGTCATTAAACAAACCCAAAGACTCCGCGACGCGCACAACACCCAGAGCATCCACAACGCCCACGCCACGCCCAGCAACCCGGTACCGGCGAGACTTAAACGACTCCCGCTTCCCCACGCTTGCGTGGCTCTCACTCTCCGCACACGACAAGGCAAGCGTCTTTTCACGCGACACGCCGTCAGAACCAGACACCGCGTCTACGCCACGCTGACCACCCAACACCGGGAACCAAGCCTCAGCCGCAGCCATAACCACACTATCAGCCGACGCCTCGTCCAGCGCCTCATCCGACAAGAAAGAGGCGGCAGGGTCAACAACGGAGCGCACAAGCTCCCACAACTCACCCACACCAGACAAACGCAGTCCGCCGCGCACCAACACCGCGCGCTGCGCAGGAGTCAGAACCTCGCCAGCATACTCTCCCCACACGAGAGGATTCAAGAAACCATCGCACAACGCGAAACGAGCGCCCTCCACAGCGGCAACCAAATCACTAGGGCGACCCTCGACCGCCCCCTCGTTAACGAGGGCATACGCGCGGGACACCGCACTACACATGCGACGACGCAACACGTTCTCAGACACAAGAGGCAAACCCCACGGAGCACACTTGGTAGTTGCGCGCCCGGACACCGCCAGCGCACGAACAGCGCCAGGCAGAGCTTCCAACACACCCTCACGAGCAGCAATCGTAGCATCAGCATCCGACAGCGACACGCCCGGAACCAACAGCTCACGCAACACAAGCTCACTCAACCGACGAGCCGCAACGTCAGACAAGACGCCCACAGCCGGGAACACGCCAGCCGCACGCGCCATAGCCTCACCGTCACCGCGCGCGTAAGCCGCCGTGTACTCCGACAACGCAGAGTACGCCGCACCCTCGCTCACGCCACACAACACGTTATCGGGCACGATTACGCGGTACCGCACACGAGGGTCACGCACAGAAACGCCATCGACAGTATCACGCGTACCGTCCGCACGCACACCAATACGCTTATCGCCAGCCGACACGTCCACACGCTCGGCCACAACGGCAGCAACACTATCGTTAATCTCGGCGGCGAACGCGCGCAACACGCGACCACCAACAGCCTTGTGGGCGCTGTTGGCATACACCACGCGACCAAACACAAACCAGAGCAGCGGGAACTCGTCATACAAACGCTCAGGAACAAGCAAAGGCGCGTGACCACCGCCAGACCCCGTGCGCGACACATACACGCGCGCCGCGCCCGTCAGGCCACGCATGAGCGACAGGAAAGCCCCTCGGTCGCTCATGCGCTGAGTACCGCTCGCCTGATCGTGAAAGTCCAAGTCAAGATCAACGAGACCATGCGACGTAACAAGGAACTCACCGTCACCAGCCGCAGCCTCTACGCTCGGATGGGAGGGCAAACCCTCGCGGATAACCATCTCGTCAGCATCCACACGCACGCCCATTTCACGCCACTTCGGCTTTTTCTCGCCAAAGTTCAACGGAACAAACGAACCCAACACCACCCGAGAGCCAGCAGCCGCCACGCCACGACGCAGAGAATCAGCGAAAGCACCGGAAGCGAAAGGCGCAACATCGCGCGACTCACCCACACTCATGGACGAGTTGTCAACAAACAGCTCCGACATGACCTCTCCTCACTAACCGCTTCCGCCCGAAACCTACAACACCACTCACGCGCGTACAACGCAACCCGCGCCGCCCCTCGCGACACCACAATATCGCGAGAGTCAGCGCACGTCAAAAGTTACAACACGCGCAAGCGTCAATCCCACGACACAGAGTAAACACCCACACTCTCGCACCTACTCACCGCAGCACCCCACACGAAGGGAAACTCATTCTCGGGAGGAATAGCCTCACCAACGATGCGGCCACCGGATGCTAAAACGGTACGCCTCAACACCAAACAAATGCGCCTATACCAACGAACAATCGGGTAATACCCGACAGGGAGAACCGGACCAAAACCCCTCTCCAAGAAAGTATCCACCGACGCGGCAACCTCGTCACTCATGGACCATTCGGGCGGGTTGTCAAACGCATAGTGGAGCGACCGCTCCCAAACCGCATCGCGAACTACCTCCCACACGATAGCTGCTGCTACTACCGCATCATAAGGCGCCCCTCGCCCAAAAGTGGTATAACACGATCAATTGTGCCCTGCGACGGCCAGCCGTCCCCGCGCTCAACAGATTCCACGGTCACCAGAAACCAACCTCCAACGTATTCTCTCTCTCCACACGCGTTCCCACAACCCAACAACCAGAAAAGGCACACGCAGCAGCGCCAACCAATAACGATACCTCCACTATACGTGTACATGAACAAACAGTCAAAACCTCACACGCGCCACTCCATCAAGCGTACCCGCAAATGGTAGTGCTTGACCGCCCGCACCCACGAACGTAACCCGCGAGCGCAACCCACTTTCGCCGCCGATACGGGGTCCAGACGCGCCTCTCACGCGCTTTCACGCCGCGAGCGCGCCCACATGCCACCCGCGCCCTCACATCGCCTCAAAACGCCGTACAGTGAGCCGGGCGAAGAGCACAGTCACGGCACGCGATCACGCGAGGCGAAGCGCGACATGTGCTAGAGCGCAACCTCAACCGACAAGGCGGCACGCACCGCGCGTATCAGGGCAAGTCACAAGACGTGGCGGCGATCAACCGCGCACCCTCAGCAATACGCAACGCCTCGCTCATCATGTCATCACTAGCCTCGACCGAGATGGCCGCGCCACACACGATGTCCCCCACGAACGCCAACCCAGCAGTCAACACGTCAACATCAAGCGACGCCAACGACTGCTCACCCGGCAACACTGCACACACAAGCTCACCAGCCGCACCCGACAACACCAACCTCACCACGTCATCATCGATGGCGCAGCCGCGAGCGCGCAACACCCGGAAAAACAGCTCGACGCACGAGTCAACAAACGCATCCGACACCACGCCACGCCGCGCCGTATCCACAGCAACCCCACGCAACACGCTATCGTCAGCGACACTCACCAAACCGTTGCCGCCAACGCTCCACAAGCCCTCAATGCCAGCCACAAACACCATCCTTCCACCCACGAAATAGCCGTACACCACGCAAGCGAAAACATCTCACCCCACAGACGACAGCGCCCCGCCGGTGGCAACACACCACCAACAGGGCACTTACAGAATGAGCATCCGTCAGCCGCAGCTTAGACGACAATCGAGCACCCTATGGGCGCTCATACCACCGCACCTCAGCGGGGTTCACGACAACGGGCGTCGCCGTATTCTGCACAACCCGCGCAAACTCCTCGCGGGTTAGGTGCTCGCCGTCCCTCGTCACCCACAAGTCCGGATCTCCAATCTTGAAGAATCGCCTAGCGCCGATCTCCACGAACGTACCAGCCACCAGCTTGCGGGTATCGAAAGTCGCGTGGTCGCCACCTGCGCTGTGCGCGGTAGAATCGGTTGTCGGCTTATCCTCGTAAAGGCACTTCTGGCAATTGCAGGACATGTTGTTCCCCTTTGTGTTGGCTTCTGTTTGCTAACTTCAAGGATAGCACGAAAGCTCACCGCACGCAAACAAAAAACGCCCCCGCCAGGCACGTATATGCGCACCAGGCGGGGACGCGACAACACACGCGAGGCGCTCGCACGCGAGTAGGCGGGGCAAACAAACCCGCCCTCCCGCCAGCGGCGCTCGCGGACAAGTGCGCGTCAGCTACCGGACTGCGACGACGACGAGGAGGTCTGCATCTCAATGCCCGGCACCAGAGTCTCAGGACGATACACAACCTTGTAGTGGAACGTGTCGGTGTCGGACGCCTCCACCTGTTCGACAACGTATGTCACGTTATCCGACAAACCAAGGTAGTGCTTCTTATACTTGCCTTCGTCGGCCTTGCAGGTGACCTCGATCTGTTTGTCGGCGCTATCCGCCTTGATCGAACACAAGCCCTCAATCGTCAACAGATACTTGTCAGTAATACCGTTGACGAACGTAATACGACGCATGATCCTAAAGTTGTCGCTATCCTGCGAAATGTTACTCGACGCGACCTCGGCAGGCGTACACGCCGCCAACAGACCAGCAACAACAAGCCCCACGATAGGGGCAACGATCTTCTTCATGTTCACAATTCTTGCCTTTCACTCAGCGTTCATCTTATACTTGATGACACGGTAGGAACTAACATCGTTCCACCTGCCCATGTTCTTGATTGCTTTCTCCGCGCGCTCGCGCGAAAAGAACGCGCGCACACGCGATGCGCCCTGACCGTTGCCCACCTCGATGCCCCCGCATGACGTATCGACTATAATGTACACGGTATTCGGGATGTTTTCGGCGACCATCCATCCTGCGCCGTCGTCTACCAGCTCACGCATGCGTTCGCTAGACACGCCCTCACCCGCGTCGCCAACAATCTTCCACCGCGAACTATAGCTGCCAACTTTGACATTCTCGTACTGAACGCCATCGGGACCAACCAACACGGCCCCAGCCTCCAACCACTCAGGGCTAGGCTTGCCGTCGTACTCGCGGAAACCAACAATCACGACTCGTCCCTCCACGCGCCAACATGACGCACCATCTCAGGAACCACGCCACACTCGCGCAGCTCATCCTCATACTCTGCAAGCGAACGGCTGCGGCCATCGCTACCAACAACAAACAGCGGGCCACGACCACTATCGTCCGGGCACGTCACAAGAAACACCCCACCGACCGCCTCGAACACGTCACCCTGACACAAGTCAAAGTCCCGTACCTCACCCGAACGCGGGTCAAACGCCAACATGGCCCCACACTCCCTGATAACGCACCAACTTCGGGACGCGCCCATTCGCCTTAAACGCGCGCTCAATCTCCCCAAACGAGCAAATAAGGCCCGCATCGGTCACAATACGAGGGTATCCGTTAAGAATCTGCGCGCGCACGTACACGCCGCCCTCGTCATAGAACACGTCCCCTTGCACCAAATCGGCCAAGTCAACGTCCAACTCGCCGCCAGTACGACAATCAATCATCCGTAGCACTCAGTTACCTTCCATCACGCGACAATCGCATCACATGGCGGACACGGCGCGAATGTACTGGCCGGTCAACACCTTACCGACCGCCCACGCAGTCGCCACAGCCTCCGGAACGGGAGCAGCCCCAATCGTGCGAGCGCGCTCCACCAGAGAGCCTACCGAGCGCGTCAGCGCGCCAGCAAGCCACGCGGACGCAGCCTCCACCTCGCGCATCTCCTCACCGTCCTTTATCGATGTAGCCAGCTCGTTAGCCAGTGCTGTCAACACGTGAATACGAGCAGCAGCGCCCATCGTGCGCGCCAGCTCCCCCTCGGGAACAAACCCGTACTCGCCGTCGAGTACCTGGAAAAACAGGTCAGCGCACGCAGTCATAAAGTTGCGGGACAAGTCCTTGCCATCGAGGGCGCGCTTCACCTCGCGGGCAAGCGCCGCCTCGTCACCCACGCGAACCTCACCGTTAGAACCGATCACCCACAGGTTCTTCGCAGTCTCTTTAGCAGTAGTCATTATCTACGTCCTCCGCTGTCTCGCTCGCGCACATCGGGTGCGCCAGCGCCATTTCTTGCTAACAACAGTCATATAGCACAACAAACAATGGGCGACGCGCGCAAACACCGTGACACATCCGCCACACGCTCACACGCGCCACCCACACGCACTCACAATAGGCGCAACAAGCTCCGACGCGCTCAGTCAGGAACAAACCAATCGCGCGCACGTAAGAACGCGAGCCGCCTACGAGTCCAGCTCGATATGCTGCCCAAATGGCGACGGACGCTCAAACAAACGCGCAAGACGCTCATCCGCCACCGGATCACTCTCCACGATTCGCAGGAACTCCTCGAACTCCTCGTCGCTCACCTCAAAAACAACAGGCGACATCACGAGAAACTTCTCCACCTCAGCCTTATCAGCCGATACATTCACATCGTCATCGGTCATAACCATACACCTCCCCTCACACAAGCTCGCACGCTGAACCAACGTAATACCACTCACGCGCGGCCGCCACGCAACAACTCACGAGCTGCCACCGTAGCAACCTCCACACGCCGACACCGGCGACCGCACCCGCCAGCCGCCACCACAAACTCACGCCACCCGCGAGATGACACCAAGGTGTCCTCCCACATCGGGCGAGAAACCGCAAACAAAACAGGAGACACGCTCGGGTCGCTCTCAAACACCAGCACGTCACCCTCCTCCACACACGCCGACACATCACCGTCAACCATACCCGGCTGAGCGCACAGCGACACCTCCACAACAGGGCGCAAACCGCAGGTGTCGCAGTACCCATCAGCCGCGCCATCAGGCGATTCCGAAAGCGCGTTATAGCACCCGCCAGAACACGCAAGACGATGGTACACGTTCACGCCATACCAGCCGACAGAGTGCAGCGCGTCAACAACAGCGGAAGGGTCAGCCCCCCACAGTCACAGCAAGCAGCGACATACAAACTCTCTTTCCTCACAAACCCGCAGCACACACCCACGCGACGACGCGCAGCCTACTCGCTAAGCTCCACGTGGCGGCCAACCGGAGAAGGCTGCTTAAACAAGCGCTCAAGACGCTCATCGGCCGCCGGGTCGCCCTCTACGATGGCCATAAACTCCTCATCGCTCATCTCGACGATGACAGGCGACATCACCGCAAACGCAGCCGCCTCAGCAGCCTCGCTACTGCTCACGCTCTCACCAAGCACGAAACCGTCCACAATAACCTCCTACAATCATGCTTTGCCAGCAACAACACTGCCATGATACCATGGCGAACAGGAAAACGCGCGCGGAAAGAGGCGCCACCCACACGCGCACAGTGGACAACGCGCAACCGGCGTACACGAAAAAGAATAAACAGAAAACAACCGAAAGGAACACGAGCCAACCATGAACAAGCGCAAGGAAGTTGAGCACGGCTTCGCACCCTGCCAAGCCACCACCTACACGACCAGCGACACAGGCCAGCTCGCCGCCGACCTCTACAAGCTCTTCCACGGCCGCTACGTGAAGAGCGACAACGGACACGTCATCACACTCAGCGACGGCACCCACCTCACCATCACACTCGGCGGCGACACCGCTGGTGTAACCGCCCACACGACGAGCGCAAACGACAGCAACCAAGACGCAGGTATTCAGCCGATGCGCGCGAAAGCCGACAGGCGCATCATCGAGCGCGCACACCTCCACACCAACGTGGGCCACGCAGGCACCATCACCAGCCTCGCCCTCATCCTCTTCTACCAAGGCGAAACCATACCCGCCACCATCCGCACAGGCTACGCCAACATCACAACCGGCACCTTCGCCACCACGCGCGACCAGCGCAAGACCCTCGCCACCATCCGCACCGCCCTCACACAGAGCCAGATCAACGAATGGGTGGGGCGCGAGCAACAGGCGCTCGCCGACATGCTGGTCGGCGAAACCATCGTTGCCGCCACAAACGGCGTGCTCACCCTCACAGGAGGCACACTCGCGGACGAGGGCACAGGAGCGCTCGCGGGCGCAGTCGCAAGCGCGGACCAAAGCGAGAGCACGGGCGACGCGGACAGCAACCGCACTGTCACCATCCACGCAACCCTCAACAACCACAAGCGAGGAAATACCGGCACAGAGGGCGGACACGCCACCACCATCACCCTGGGCACCGACCAAACCCTCGGACCCATCACCCACGCATGGGTCACCCACACTCGCGTCCAAGACACCCGAGAACAACCCGGACGCGCAGGCGCACCCCAACCCATGATTGAACAAGGCAACGACAGCGCGGGAGCAGACGCGGGCGAAACCACCACAAACGCCCGCCACAGGCGCGCTCGCCGCGAAACCAGCGCCTACACACTCCACGCCACCATCCAAGGCCACCCCACACCCGTCGCCCTCTACACAAGCGTTTATAGCGGGCGCACCGCTCACCACGGACTCACCATCGAACACAGCGACGGACGCACCATCAACGGCGAAGCAGCCGCCACCCACACCACCATTCGCCTACCGCACAAATAAACGCCCGAGAGGGCACGCGGGCAGCGAAACAAACGCGCGCGGTCGAACATGAGGAGAGGGGCGCAGACCCACAAATCGCCTGCGCCCCTCTCCATTTCCCTATAAGTCACACGCGCACCTCAGCTACACCCGCCACCAAACTGTTTCGCTTCCCCACGCTCGTGGCCGCACACGACACGCTCGCGCACGCGCGAGCGCTACGCCTCGCGTCCCATGACACGAAGCACGCGCGCGCACGCGCAACAGTCGCCACGCACGCGTGAGAATGTGCTACAGTAAGAACCAGACAACACGATAAAAGGACACCAGTCATGCAACTCACCATCATCACCAACCGCACCAACCAGCAGATCAACAACCTCCTCGCAGGCCAGCGAATCGTCGGATGCACCGACAACGCGCTGCACCTCGCAGGCGGACGCACATTCACCATCACCAACAGCGGCCGTGGCATCGTCAACCGAGACGAAACCATGCGAGCGTTCGAGCAAAACATTCACAGCGCGTGCTTCCGCAACAAGACAAGCAAGTTCGGACACTATGTGACCATCACGCTCACCGTCACCGTTACCGACGAAAACGGAGACACGCAGGAACACAACATTTGCACCTTCGACCACTACGGGAGCGCAACCACCGTCAACGTAGACGAAACACAAAACGACAACCAAAAGCAAAAGGAATGTAGCAACATGAACCGCAACGAAACACTGTACGAACTGAGCGCCTGGGACTGGTCAGGAGCACACGAAAGGTTTTTCGATCAGCACTTCGTCGGGAAACGACTCTCAAACGACCCGTACGCAAAAAGCCACCACATTACGTTCACGGACGGCACCGCCGTCGCGCTCACGGACAGCGGGCGCAACCGGGTCTACCATGTGAACAAGACCGCCTACGAGGGCGCAGGCGTCATCGAGCGCGCATGGATCGACCACGAAGATACGCCAGGAACATACACGCAGCGCCTCTACGTCCAATGCGCAGACGCAGACGAGCCGCGCCTCCTCGCCGAAGCCACATTCGACTACGAGCCATACGGCGAGTGGACCGGATTATACCTCATCGCATATGACGAGGATGAGTGGTGACACGCAAGCGAACCACGCGCACGATAGGGAGAAGCCCCGCACGCACGCGAACGAACAGCTCACGCGTGCGGGGCTTCCGCTGCGCTTCCTTGAACGGCCGCAACCGTTCGACAACGAGAAAACCGTGAGAGGGAGAGAGCGACAAGCTTAGGGAACAAAGCCCTGCTTACTTGCTATTCGGGACCCCATCATGCTCTCCCACATCAACTCACGCTCATCGTCATCAACCTCAGTCAACGCAGACAACACCCCATCCACGTCAGGAACATCAACGACACGCCCCTGAGCGTCGCGCACACGCAGGCGCACATTCGAGCGCTCAAACGGGTTGTCACCGTTCGCACGCGCCAAACACTCGCCGCCAACGCCCGTCGCATCATCGTTCAGACGCTTCACCACGAACTCGCGCGCACGAGCCGGAGACACGTTACTCTCCCCACACTCATACGTCACATCAGCCCAGCAGTCAAGCAAACTCACCTTACTGGACGAGTGAGTCCACCGACTCCACCACGCACGGCTCGGTTGCGTCAGAAATGCCCACGTCAACGACCACGCCGCCACCAGTCACAGCGCCCACGCGGCCACCAGACCCCACATTCATCACGGCAGCGCCCTTACCATCAACCTTATTAACGCGACCGCCAGAGTCCACGGAGCCTACGCGCGCGCTACCCGACACGTGTTCCACGACGCCACCAGCGTCAACAAGAACAACACGCCCATTGCCGTAAACGCCCTTCACGCGCCCGCGAAAAGTAACGGAATCGACAGAAGCGTCATCATGCACTTCCTCAACAAAACCGCCATCCATGACGTAATCAACATGCGAACTATCACGCATCATACTAGCGCGCCCACGCACCTTACCTACGCTCGCGTCATTCAACATGTAATCCACGCCACCGCCAGAGGCCACCACGTCAATGCGCGACTTACCACTCATCTCATCTACGCCCGCCGTGCCAGTCAACACGCCAATACGAGACTCGTGCATCATACCGAAAATGCGCGTATCACCAGACACTGTATCAATCACCGCACGGTCACGCATGTCATCCACCTGAGACAAGACACCAAACGGACTATCGTCACCAGGACCCCTATGCCCCGTCAACAAACCCACATGCGCGTCATCACCCACGTAACCGACGCTCACACCAAACGCCCGCTCGATAGTCGCATCCCCGCCGATCATAGACATATTCATACCATCGTCGTAATTGCTGTAACAGCCGACGTTCACGAGATCGTCAATGCGCCCAGTATGAATACGCACATCCGTTTCCGCGTTGCTGACCACTGACCCACAGAAATCCTCGTCTGTGAGCATTACAGGCTCACCCTCATCGCTGACAGCCTCCACCATATTCTCCACCAGCGCGCCGTCACGATACCAGCGTCCCGCCGCATCCACAGCCAAGCCCGAACCGTCCCCGCACTCGGTGAGCGCAGGCGCTTTTGCTTCCCCGTCGCCAGCCCCAGCAGTGAACCCTCCACGCTGCGCGGACTCCTGCTCAGCTAGGAAAGCCTCACCCTCCGCCAGAGACGCGAAATGCGGCGTCGGCTCACCATCCGCCCCAACAAGCCCGCGCGCCATATCCATGATATACTAGAACTAAACGCAGACAATAAAACACCAAGGAGAACAAGCGTGAACATGATAGAGGCCATCAACGCGGAGATCAAGAAAACTGGACGCGGCGACGAGTGGTTCAACATCGAACTCATCTGCCAAGCGCTCACTAACCTCCCCGGCCTGAGCGTCCAGGTCGCCGTCACACTCGGCGACTACGCCGCACTCACAGACGAAATCGGCGAATACGGAGAAACAACGCTCGAATGTTGGCGCGAATGGGAAGGACGCATCTGGTGGGTGCAACTCTTCCCTGAAATCAAAGAAGGCGTTCAGATCGTCCCAGCCGATTTCCCCGGCGACCGGCCAGACATCACCCCGGCGACGCTGAACGCGCCAGGAAAGCCCACCCTCGCCCAACTCGGACTCTAACACGAAACCGCACACGCGGACAGGCATAGAGAAGCACACAAACGCCCCTCTCACGGCCCGTAAGGCCACAGGAGGGGCGCGAGTGTATCGAGGGTACGAAAACGCGCGAGAAGCGCGTACAGACCCATCCACGGGCGCGCGAGACGCAGATGGTCACGCGGCCACGCGCAGACGGTGGGGAAACGCGCGGCCAGACACAAAAACGAGCACTGTCACACGACCACGCAAAGAACTAGCGGTCGCGGAGAGTACGCGCGAGGCGCGAGAGCACGCACGCAGCGCGCCGTCAACCCATCAACATGACAGTGCGCACCAAGCCCGCCGCGCTGGCCGACAGGGAGAAAAGAAACAGGACCAGCCACATGTTCGACCACTTGTCCCGCCCCTTGCCTACCTCATTGATAACCAACTACGCGTTCAGCGTCGTCGCAACAAGAGAAAAATCGCCTGAAACATGATGCACTTCCTTCACATTAGTAGAGCTAATCACTCACATGATACCACGCGTGAGCACTCGCGTCACCCACGCACGCGCCGACAACGCTCGCGCTTAACGTGACGCGACACACCAACACCGAAACGTCCACACGTGTAGACGCGGACAGGCTGCGCGTGATACACTACAACCAGAACAAACCCCACCACAAAAAGAAACAAGAGGAAACACCATGAACGCCGACGCCAACACCATGAACACCGACGCAAACAACGAGGCAGCACAGACGCTCGCCAACATGTTCGCCGGAGCCACCATCGAGGACTACTCGATCAACGGCGGAACCATCGCCCTCACCCTCACAGGCGGCGACACCATCGCCGTCCGCCACGAAACCAAGGAACTAGACCTCGCGTCGGCGCGCGGCTACATCAGGGAAGAGCGCAAATACGTTAGCGGTGGTATCTCGTCCCGAGCGGCAGAAGCGATCAAAAACGGACAGAGCCTCGTCACCGCATGGGTCGAAAAGCGCGAGTCATACCAGCCGCACACCCCCTACGACGAGTACGACGAAACGCCCGGTGAAACAACTGAAACCATTGAGCTGTGGGTGATGTTTGAGGGCGACCTGCGCCCCACGCGCCTCACAAGCAACGAAACCGAATACACGTGGCGATCAATGTCCCCGGACTTCCGTCTCACGCGCGGCGAGGTCACCGTTCACGCCGCCAGCGCCCGGCCAACGACCCTGCTGTTTGAGAACCTGCATCGAAACCAGGGCAGGAATAATACTCACGACTAACTCCTTCACATTCCAATCCAACGGGAATCCCGCCTCCCCGAGGCACACCACCATCATACACCCAGGCGGCGAGCGGCGCACGCCCAAACAGAACAAACGAAAAACGTGCACAGGCAAAACGCTCGCCCGCGTATCGTAGGCAACCCGCTACGGGGCGAGACCGCTCGCGCACCAAAAGAAACGCGGGGCGCGTGGTACCTGGAAACCCCAGCACACGCGCCCCACACGGACGGCTACCAGCAAGCTACGCGTCAACCAGCAGCCACAACGCTACGACACTAGCAGCCAGCCAACTCACGCGCGCCTACGAGACGCCAGGCGCGCGGCGCCAGCAGCCACACCACCAGCCAGCAAGAACACGCCAGCACCAACACCCGTCAGCACGCTCGCGCCCGTCACCGGCAAAGAACCAGCGCCGCCAGCCGCGCCCGCGCGCACGCCAGCAGCCGTCACCTCACCAGGCGCAACCCCCGTCGAACCATCCTTGCCATCACGGTTACCCGTGGACGCCTCCAACTGGTGAGCCTGACTAATATCCTGGTCATAGTCGTCCGCGTCACCCTCACCCTGCACCACGTGAACAAGAACGCTCTTACCGTCCTCACTCAACTCAACGGGGTTGTTCTTGCTGAAATCAATCTTCCAACCCTCCGGCACAGCAGAGCGCAGGTGGTCGAAAAACTCGCCAACAGACGCGGACGGCTGGGCAACCGACTGCGCGGGCGCAACCGACGCGCCGGCCTGGTTCACAAGCGACACGGCAGGCGACGGCAGCGCTCCACCGTTAGCAGCCGCAATGCGAGCAACGGCCTTCGCATACAAGTTGAACAGCTCACGCACAGCCGGGTCGTTCTGGTACTTCTCGTCCAGTGTCGGGTCCGGGACCGGCTGCGGCTCAGGCTGAGGCTCCGGGGTAGGCTGCGGCTCAGGCTGAGGCTCCGGGGTAGGCTGCGGCTCAGGCTGAGGCTCCGGGGTAGGCTGCGGCTCAGGCTGAGGCTCCGGGGCAGGCTGCGGCTCAGGGTTAGGAGACGGCTCAGGCGTATCCGCATCCAACACGGGAGCCAACGCCTTAGACACCAGAATGTGAATCTTGCCAGACGCGCCGTCATACTCGATGCCCGTCACAGACTTCACGCCATCCAGGCCAGCCGCTGTGCGGTGAGCCTCAGACATCCACCACACGAACGTATCCAGTGGAGCGTTCGCAGAGCCGTCATCCGACGCGGCAATCACGCCAGCGCCGCCGGGCAGGGTCTCACGCGTGTCAGCATCCACAACATCGTATGGAATCTGCTTTGTGACAACCCCGTCCTTAATCGGTAGAACGCCTCTGTACAAACGCTCCACCGAAGCCCGGAACGCCTTATTAGGAGCAGCCGCACTCGTCGGGTCAGAAACCGTCTCCAAGCGGACAGCGCTACCGCTCACCTGCACGCCACTGACCTTACGGCCAGTCCGGGCAGCCACGCCCGCATACTCGTCAGCCTTCTCCAACAAGACGCGAACCGATGTGCCCGCATCCACGTTCTCATTAGCCAGCGCGCGACCACCATCGATAAGCGTCACCTGGGAAGCGCCAGCAAGACTCTTGCTATCATCCGCCAACGCCTTAGCTCGCACCAAGCCACCCTTGATAGCCTCCACCTGGTCGGCAGTCAAAAAACGCGGCGCAAAACCCTCCACGTCAACACTGCCCGTGTCTGGAGCCACATCGACAGTCTCAAAACGGAAATACTCACGCCCATCCACTGTTTCCAGTTTCAGCGACGTAATCTCCCGAGCGGACCCATCCCCCATCACCGAGCGCACAGCATCAGCAACAGAAGTCGCCGGCATCAACGCCGCACTACCAACAGCCGACGCAGGAGACAAACCAACGCGAAGAAACTGCGTCGAACCAGTCGTAGACAACGACCCCGCATCAATACGCGACGCAAGGTCCGCGTTACCAAACACCGTATGGCGCACACGCTCACGCCGGGCAGCGTCCTTAATAAAGTCAAGCGACGTGAACTCACCCACGGTCACGCTCTTATCGCGCACCAAAGAAGCAGTCAACACACCCCCACCCGAGCCTGGAGCAGCAGTCAAAGACTCGACCACATACCCCACAGGAGTCACATCAGACCCCACAATATACGCGCGAACCCCCGCGCGATCCATACCCTTACCAAACGTCAACACCGCACCATTATCGGCCGCGCCACGAAACAACACCGACACGTCGCCAACAAGCGTATCCTGCTCACCCGTAAACCGATCCCCCAACAACGAGACAATCTTGTCAGCCACGCGCCCACGCTCACGCGCCACCGCCGCCTCGTAGCCGCTCGCGGGCGAACTCACCGCACCATCCGCGCCCTGCGCCTGCGCATACGCCGGAGCCACGCCAGGCGCAGCCACCGACGCGCCAGCGCCAACACCGGACACAGCCGCCGCAGCAGCCAAAAACGCGAAACCAGTACGCACAGCGCGCCTACTCTTCACAACACCCAAGGAACTCTCCTCTACTATAAAAACACGTTACCGCGTAAATATCGCGGCAACACCGTTCGCCGGGGCACAACCCCACACTAAAACCCAACATGCGGCAAACAGGGGCGCGCAAAAAGACACGCCAACCCACGGACGCAGCGGGACGCGCCCAACTACCACCCGCCCCGTCTCCACCTCGCGCACCACAACAGTGGCGTAGTTGTTGATCCCCACGTCCACGCCAATAACATAGTCCCCCGAAAACTGGACAACCGGGTTATCTGTTACGACCGTGAAAATGAAAACCGGCTGACCATCCTCGACCTTAATGACGGGTAGAGCGACTTTCCCCTCAGTGAACCACTTGTTGTCAAAGTCGAAGACCAGACGGTACCACGTACCCTGGATAACCATTTTCAGGATAATCTCACCTTCGGCAAACGGGTCATTCTCAATGGCGGCGTAACATTTATCCACCGCTCCGAGGTTCACGTAATCTTCACCATACGACGGAGCAGACGCATCTACAGTGCTCTTCCAACCTTGGCTCACATACTTGGCACTCTCACCATTTGCGGCTTTGGCTCGCTCTTGCCAGGAACGAAACTCAGTGACCACGCGATGCTGCACCAGCATCTCCTTACGCGACCGGCCACTCTTACCCGACACTAGAAAGTCGGGCATAGTAACGCCTGCCCTGCGGCCCGCCGTCGTAGGTTGAACGACAGCAACGCGCTCTAACTCGTCCCCAAGCCCAACGTCGTTACGGACCACGAATGTCGCGTAACTAGAAATGTCTCGAACCTCAGACGCAAGAGACACCAAAACACGGGCGCTATCTAGTAGCTCACCGTTCAAGTCCAGAACGTGGGACGGGCGCGCGACGAAAGCCCTGTACGTCTGGTTTTTAGCCAACGCGCCCCTCCCAAAAACACGCTTAACACCAGCTATATAGCCAATAGTAGCGAAAACCTCAACTGTCATATACGCTATTCACCCATCAGTGGAAAACCCGCCAAGCATCGCCCGGCGGGGTAAGGAAGAAAAACGAGAGGGAAAAGGGGAACACAAGTGACCACACGCGCAAACAACAACACCGCAGGCGCAGCGGGCAACAGCCAGTACGTCACCGACCGGGCGGGCCGCACCTGGAAACGAGTCACATTCGGCGACCTACAAGAAGGCGACTACATTCCCGACGAAAACGGCAACCCCACACGCGTCACCGTAGCGTACCCCACCCACACGCCCCAAACAATGATCCAATTCACCCACAAAAACGGGACATTCACCGTCGGCGGCACCCACCTCCTCTACGTTGAGACCGGCGAAGATATTGCCATCCACGCCCACAGGCTCACCACAGCACGTAGCACGCTCGCCCCACTCACGGGAAACCCAGGCGTGAAAGCAACACTCGAAACCATCGCACACCACGGCAACACCGCCACCGCCACAGGCGCGACAATCAGGCACGGCGTGAGCGACACCACCACGGGGGCGGGCGCAGACACGCCACCCATCCCCGGCAGCGCCCTCACGTTCCACGACACCGCCGCACCCGAAGAACTATACGACGCCGTACTCGCCTCCTGGGACCAATACGCCCACTACCTGAACAAGCAACAGAACGTAGGAACAGGCGCGAACACAGAAGCAGGCGCAGGAGCGGGCAGGGACAACGCAGGCGAGCGCAGTGACGGCAAGGGCGAACCCACCGCCACAGGAGAACCATACCTCGGCGACCACACCGTCAGCCACATCGCCGCCACACTCGCACTCGAAACCCACCGCTGCGCAGTCGCTATCGGACCACTCGCCGAGGACACCACACTCGGATACACCAGCCCAGACAGCGAACACATGACACAGCCCGTATCCGCACCCCAGCTCGCCGCCCAACTCCTCGCCGTATGCGCAGGCGGCGAATACGCGCGACAATGGCCGCCCATCTGTGGTCGCGTCATCACCGCAAACGAGGCCGAACAACTCCTGGGCGAAGGCCACACCCTCCACATTCCCAACCCACCCGCAAACCTCACGTAGGCGCGGGCGCTCGCGGGATGAGACCCACACGCTCACCAGGGGGCACACCATCCCTATCCCGCGCCCACAAAGCACCAAGCACGCCACCACCCCACAAGGACGCCCACAAACACCCGCCCCGCGCTCGCGGACAAACAAACACCCAGCCCCACCACCAACACCAAGCCCGCCGCACCCTTGTAAGACACAAGCCCACGCTAC